GATCCTGTATGCGGTATGCGGCGTCGCAATTTGGGACGGGCGGGATCCATCCGTCGGCCGTCTACGCGGAGTCTGATCTGGCCGTCGCGTTCATAGGGACACTCGACGGGGCCGATCCGCACATATCGGCGCGCGTCGTGATCTGGCCTGAGAAGAAGCAGTACAACCGCGTCTATGGGGATGCAGCGATTGCGGGGATCTTACGCGGGATGGGGTACTCGCCGGCGAGTGCGTTCGAGGGCGCCCATATCCGGTGTATCGAGAGCGATGGCGACGGGGAGTATGTCATGCCCTATCTGGATTGTGGCGATAGCGTGGCGCGCGTGACGCGCGAGGGGCGGTCGTGGTTTCGGATCCTTGCGGGAGGTGAGGGCGAGTACAGCGCGCGAGAAACGACCGGCGTAGCAGGGGCCGTCGAGTGCTTCTACTGTTCGCGCTGCGAGGCGGGGTGCGACGAAGATGAATCGCTCTGCACGTCGTGTCGGGAGGATGCCTGGTCGTGTGACGCATGCGGCGGGGAGTATTTCAATAGTAACGAGTCGAGTATTGAAGTACCTCATTATCAGCTCGGTTCGCGGTATCTGTGCGACTCGTGCGCGTCGGAGGAGTCGCGGGATTGCCTCGAATGCAACGAGACGTATTACGGATGCGCAATCAGCCCGACCGGGCATCGTGATCGTCTGCGACAACATACAGATGAGCATTGTCCCGACTGTGGCGATGGGCATTGGTATTGTGCCGAGTGCCAGACGCTGCACGACATGGATGATGTCGATCTAGATGAGTGCCCAGTCTGCACGGCACGTGAACAACAACAGGCCCGGGCAGCGCGCGTCGCCACACAAAAGGCACAGCGCGGATATACCATCTACCGACGCAGTGTCGATTACAACCCCAGGGAGGCAACCGTATGATCACCCAACGCGAGCAACACCGATCGGAATTGATCGCGATGCACACCTACGCGCGTCCGCATGGGAGTGCGACCGATCGCGCGTTCTGCGGCCGCTGGATCTATCCGCTGGGCGCGGTAGAGGATGCGCATGGGAACCTGCACGTGATCGTCGCACGCCCAGACGGGACCGCTTCCGCCGTGTTGTGGTCCTGCCACACCGACACGGTGCATTGGCGCGATGGCCGACAGCGTGTCCGGTGTGATAAGACCGGGCGCCTCAGCCTTGCGCGACGGGAGAAGCGCAAACAGAATTGCCTTGGGGCCGATGATACAGTCGGGGTGTGGCTCGCGGTCAACCTGATTCGTGCGAAGGTGCCCGGTCACTACGTCTTTCATTACGGCGAGGAGCAAGGATGCATTGGATCGTCGGCACTCGCGGATCAAAATCCCCCGTGGCTCTCGGACATCAAATTTGCCATTGCCTTCGACCGTAAGGGCACGGGCGACGTCATCACACATCAGATGGGCCGACGCACCGCAAGCGATACGTTCGCGCGCAGTCTCGCCGAGCAGTTGAACGCGCACGGTCTGGAGTATGCCCCATCTGAATATGGCCTGTTCACCGACACGGAGCATTACGCCGGGACGGTGCCCGAGTGCACCAACGTGAGCATCGGGTACTCGGAGGCGCATGGGCACACCGAGTCGGTGGATACCAATCATGCGCTCCAGTTGCTGGCGGCGTTGTGCCACATCGATGAGGATGCGCTGCTCTGCAAACGCACACCGAGCGTGGATGTGTGGCGCACGTGGACGTCGATGGATGCCGGGAAGGACCGGCAGCCATGGCCCGAGAGCTGGGCACAAGCTGATCGGGCGGCGCTCGTGCAGGAACTGGAGGAGTATGGGTTTCATGCACGGCGAGAGGATACCACGGAGGATCTAGAGACGTTCGCGCGCACCTTCCGGGTAGAGTGGGATCTGCCGCGGGATGCGCGACGCTATGATGGGCGGTATAAACGGCGGGTAATGTCACCCGGCCGATCATGAACGGAGACAGGACCATGAAAATCTATTGGACGATCAAGCGAAATGATGTGCGTGTGTTTACCTCGTCTACCTTGGATACCGGTCTTGGTGACGCGAATCTTCGTACGCTTGTCGGGATTGTGCTCGACGCATTGCGCGCGAACGGGGATGGGCGCTATCGGCTTTACCGCGTCACGGTCAACGGGTAAGACACGGCTCGACGGGCGTTCACATCAGGGACCGGGTGTGGTCCCTCTCAAGGAGGATGATCGATGAAAGACAATGTGCAAATCGTTACCCTCGCCGATGGGCGCGAAGTGTGTCTCAGCTATGGGGTGATCGTTGCCGCGTTCATTCCGAAGGGGATCGGGGTGAGTGTGTACGACCGCGGGTACCTACGCACGTCCCGCCATTTCAGCGTCACGACGTCTCGCCACGCAAACCATTTTGCCGGAAAGGATGCCCCATGCCTCGATCACGATCAATTGGTGGCGCTGTGCGCGCCGGTCAAGAGTCGGTTGTGAACCAGGACCAGGACCAGAGCCGGGACTATCCGCCAGTCACGGCCGAGAGTATCGCACGAGCGAAGGTCGCCGCGAACCGGGAGCGCGCCGCGATCAACGCGGATTTGGCGGAGCGCTGGTACATTCAGCAGGATGGTCGGCCGGTGACGCGGCATTAACCGGGAGGGCATGCGGTATGTGTGAGACGAACGACGACAGGCCGCTCATTTGCCCCTTCTGCGCAGCCGGCGGAATATGAGGACTACTGCGCCTTGTGCCTCCCGATGCGGTATCGGGACCGCGATCGAGACCGGGAGGATGAGGATGGCTGACCCGTTTTGGACACGCCATCGAGGCCCGTATATCCTGCACGTGTGCCGACCGGGGCGCACGGCGGGGCAGACGGCGGGGGAGTGGCTGGCTGGGACTCTGGATGGAGAGGACGTCGAGGCAGAGGCACGCGCATTGCTGGCGGATCCGCGTGATAGTATCCAGTATGTTGCGGTGTGGTCGGAATCGGAACAGTGTTTTGTGGGAGGGTATGGACATGCAGCCTGACGTGCCGTTAGACGATGATCACGAGTATTGCGGGGTGTGCGGCGGGACCGGGCTCGCAGCCATCTCGGAGGACGCGCCGGACGACATCCCCGTGGCGGACTGCCGCGCGTGTGGCGGGCGAGGGGTGGTGCCACTGTGATCCCGTGCCTCGTGCTGGTGCAGATCCGGACCGGGCGTGTCGTCCTGGTGCGGGTGGTGGAGGATGCCGCGGCGTGGGCCGGGGTGCTAAAGGTGCTCATCGGGCATGAGTGGGATACCGCGGAATGTCGATGGATGGTAACGCGCGCGTTCATGTAGAGAGGAGGAGGTATGCGGGACCAGCAGGACCAGGATCAGGCGTGCGACGTTGATGCGCATGTGTATCGAGGGTGGCGTCTGGTGTATGTGCAGCCACGCACGTTGCATGGCCGAGTCGGGGTGTGGCTTGCGTTGAAAGGGGAGGAGCGGATCACGGCGTCTTCCTTCACGATGGTGATTGTGAGGATTGATGACCGGGAGGGGCGGTAGCGGCACACGTCTTGCATACGCGGAGGGCAATCAACAACAACCTGGAGGAGAAGGCAATATGCGATACGTACGACTGAGCGGAGTCCTCGTGATGCTAGCAGCCTGTAGCGGGCCGGTCGCCCCACTACAGACGACGGGGATCGGGCCGAGTGTCCCGCTGTCCTCAGGAGGGGACATTAGCCATACCCGGTTGGTGTCGATCAATCCACGCTACTCGTGTCCCACCGAGGGACCAGGGCTGTTCCGGGTCGGGACGCATGAGGAGACGGCCACGGCGATGTGGTCGCTGGTGTTGGGGGTGGAGAGCTACCAAATCGAAGTCCAGCGGCGCGAGGCGAATGGCGCCACCTACACGACCGTCGCGCTGGTGGGCGTGGATGAGACGGAGCCCGCCTATCGGGACTTCAGGCTCGGGACCGGAATCTTCCGGGCGCGCATTCGCGTGCAGTCGTGCGGCGAAGTGGGTAGCTGGTCGCCGTGGTTCGAGTATTCCATCGGGGAGGGTGCTCGGGTGGTCGTGGTGGGGCCTGTTCCGCGGCCCCCTGACGCCCCTGGTGGAGCGAGTGGAGGCGAGGGCGGCTCAGGGGCGGGACCGGGTGGCGACGGCGCTCCTGGGGGCGGTGGTGCGGGTGGTGGTGGTTCGAACCCCCCTCCAGGCTCCGACGATGGGAAGCCGCCGTGCAGGAATGGGAATAGTGGCGACCACAATGACGATGGCCACCGCGATTGCGGCAAGGACAAGGACTAGGATCAGGACCACCCCCATGACCGAGATCGAGAAGACCCGTCGCCACGTCGCGCGGATGCAGATCATGCTGGCCCCGCTCCCCGTGGTGCGGGTCCACCCGCACACCTACCCGTGGGCGGGGCGGCTGATGGAGGAGGTGGCCGATGCGGTACGCACCCCCTCGTCTCGCCTGACCCGCTACGACACCGACATACCCGAGGAGGAGTAAATGGCAGACAAAATCTATCAAAAGATGCGAGGCACCAACGACCGGACGATCGAGGCGGCCCTCACGGACCACGTCTCGGCGCTCCGGGCGATCCTAGGGGCCACATCGATGTTGCTCCGGGAGCGGCGGCTCCTACTGGCGTGGGTGGGGGCCATGACGGTGGCCGTGGTCTACCTGTTGGTGGTGGCGCCGTGGTGATGGACGCCCCTCCCCCGACGCGAGAACACATCGTGCGCGCGCTCTGCATGGCCGCGAATGAGGGCATCCTCACGGCGGCGCAGCGTCTGGCGCCGACCACAAACGAAGTCCTATCCGCCTACTGGACCTTGCTGTATCAGAGTGTGGCGGTGGCCCGTGAGCATGGCGCGGATATGGACGTGTTGCGGGCCGCGGTGCGGGCGTTGTGGCACGAGGTGGGCGGGACGGATGCCACCCTGCGGACGCACTAACGCGAGGAGGCCCGTAATGCCATCCGGGTAGCGGCCTCTTTAGATAGAGGGTGCGCTATTATTTCGATGAAAACACTCAGGGAATCCGATCATGAAAATTTCCACAAACCCTATTTCAGAATCGAACTGGGCGGACGGGTTCCTCCGCCCGTGTGGGTGGTGCAGGACGCGCTTCCTTCCGGCGAGGCGCACATCCCGCGCGTGCTCCCCTCCGTGTAGGAACGCCCTCTGGAAGCAACAGCACCCCGAGAAGGTGCGGGGGTATGCCCGAACGGCCGTACTGAAACGAGTCGGCCTGACACCTGCGGGCTATGCGGAGCGGCTTCGCCACCAGAGAGGGGTGTGTGCCGCGTGTGGGGAGCGCCCCTTACCGTGGAGAACGCTGGCCGCGGACCAGGATCGGCCGCGCCATGTGCGGGGGCTCGTGTGTCGGCGGTGTGTGGTGGGGCTCGGGATGTTCGGCGGTAGCATCCAGCAGCTTCGACGGGTTGTGGCCTACCTGGAGGGGGGCCGGTGAGTGACTCGCGAGAGGGGGACGTGTTTGCGCCCGAGAACACCATCGTGGATGTCCTGACCGCGGACGACATCGAGCCGACGTGGCTGATTCCGGGCATGTATCTCCAGGGCACGACCATTGCAGTGGCCGGAGAAAGCGGGGTGGGCAAGTCGGTCATCAATTACCATCTGGCGATGGCGGTGGCCGCGGGAGTCCCCGCCTTCGGGGGGCTCATTCCGGCCGGCGAGCCGAAGCGCGTCCTCTACTTCGACGAGGAGAACAGCGAACAGAACCGGAACAAGTACATCCAGCAGGTCTGGTATGGGCTCATGGCGACGCAGCATGACCCGGATCTCGCCCTCCTCCAGGAGAATCTCTGGGTGGTGGCGTTCAATCTGGGCGGGGAGGACTGGGCAGTCGAGTGTGAGAAGTGGGTGCGGTATGTACGGCCGCACGCCATGTGGTTCGATACGGCCACGCCGTGCTTTCACGTCCAGGATGAGAATAGCAACGCGGAGGCGACCGCGGTGCTCCGGCGCATCGAGCAGATCAAGCGGCTCACGGACCCGGTGTGCACGGCGCTGGTCATGAAGCATGCCAAGACGCGCAGCATGGGCGAGGGACGTCGCCGGACCATGCGGGGGGCGAAGGCGTGGCTGAGCGCGGCCGACCAGACGGTCTATCATGTGAAGCGGCCCGGTCGCCCGACCAAGGATGGACTGTCGGTGACGTGGATCGAACCCGACAAGACGCGCGCCTGGGGGCTCAATCAGAATATCTACGTGACGCCCTCCCACACGGACAAGGCAAAGACCGGGATCGTGTTGAAGGGATCATATACCGCCAGCCAGGAGCATCGGCAGGCGGTCAAGGAAGAGGGAGGTGACGAATGAGGATGACGCACATAGGGGCCACTCTCCATGTGCTCGTGGACCACTGGCGACTCTCGCGGCATCAACGCGACCATGAGCGGGCCGATGAACTCGATGCCGCGTTGAACACGCTCGGATGCGATACCACGCCAGGCGCGGATCTCCGGCCGCTACTGAAGGCGTATCGGAAGTCGCATGAGGGGTGTCAGGAATGTCACCCGTGGCCAACAGGTGACTTCGATAGCCGCTGCTGCACATGCACAGCCGTCGATGCCGCCCTCGGAGGTAAGCCATGAGCTTACGACGATTACTGTGCCAGTGGATTGGGCATGATCCAGATGGACCAATCACCCCATCCTCTGAACTAGACGTGCTCTATCGCTGTCGGCGCTGCGCGGCCGTGATTCGGTTCCGAATGGGTGGGATGTGGTCACAGATCGCTGGACGGAGACGACAGGAGAAAGCCCAGATGGAAATAGCTGATCCACGTATCGACCCTGCGCTCGTCCCCGCTGGTTCACGGGCTATTGTCATCGCGGAGCATCAGCAGGCAGATGGCTATTTACCGCGGCCAAGCGTGCGGACGCCTGATCACCAAGTCATCACGCGCTGGGTCTTCACGGATGAAGAACGGCGTCGCGTGTTCGAGGGCGAGGATCTGTTCATCACGATCTTCTCAGCCGGCGCCATCAGTCCGTTGTTTGCGACGGTCGGTCCTGTGAATTGGCGACTGCGCGGGACGGAGACACCATGAACCCGAGATTGCGATTACCAGTCCCAGCGTGGGGTATCGTCGAGCGCACCGGCAAACTGGCCGTGATTGATGGGCATCTGCCCGTGTTCTGGCGGCGCCATGTCGCGGTGGATGCCGCGAACAATGCCGGCTATACCACCAGGGGAACAGATGCCGATGTGGTCATTCAAAAAGTCATGATTCGGCGCGTGCCGGAGACGACAGGAGGCGAGAAGTGAGCGAACGATATTCGGCGTGGCTCTGGTTCGTGATGGCGGCGTGCGGAATCGTGTTCGGCTGGTGGTTAGCCCGATGAGCGCCCACCCGTTGAGTGCGCAGCTACGATTACACGCGCGTGAGCTTGTCGATGGTGGCGCGAATGCGACCGACCTGCGGCACCGCTTGAACACGGCTGCCGACGACCTCGACGCCTACCACGCGGCCCAGGGCACGGCCCTGAGAACGCTCCGCGAGGTATTCGATGCACTTCTGGTGAAGGAAGTCGCGGTATTCGGGGGCATTCCATCGCTCGTAGGCCCACTAAGACACGAGCACAGCGCACTTCGAGACGCTATCGCTGAACTACTCGTGAGCGTCCGCATCTCCCGTGGTGCCCGGTGCAGCGTGGGACAGACCATCCGGCACAGGGGCCAGTCCGTGCGACTCTCCACGCCCTATGATCGACCGCCGACGGTACTCTTAAGCCCGGCGATGGAGCGGGCCAGTGTTGACACACTGACGCACAGCTTGCCGAAAGGCAGACAGGAGGGACGCCATGGCCGTTAGCCATCAAGCACCGGGACCACCGGCGACGGAGCAGGCCATTCGCGCGGCCCTTGCCGACAATCCCGGCCGTCTCGGCACGCACTGGGACGGCTGCTCCACCTATCACTGGGCCTGTGGTGTCACGCCGCTCCTGGCGGAGATCGACCGACTGCGGGCGGAGATCGCCCGCCTCACCCAGACCCTCGCCGACCTCTAAACTGGCTGGGATCTTGCATCCCTCTCTGGCGTGTGGGTGGGACGGACCCATGTATCGTCCCCCGGAGAGGACAGTGGCCCGGAATGGGCCGGGACACTGCACCCACATGAGGACATCGACATTATGGCGTACAACGGATTTCGGAAAGCAGGCGGCGGCGGGTTCCTGAACGGCGTCACCGGCAAGATCATCGGTATCACCTTTGACAGCAAGGCGTGGCCTGCGGTCGGCAAGAAGCCGGCGTACTCGACCCTCTCGGCCGAGGTGCGGATCATGCAGGATGGGCAGACGATCGCGGTGCAGCAATTCCTCAAGGCCGGCTTCCTCTACGACGGGCAGTCCGTCTCGAAGGACGGCAAGACCCTCACCTCGGACAACGATCGGCCCATCATCACGGAGGACTCTGACTTCGGGAAGTTCGTCATGAGCATACTGGAGGCGAACCCTGACGTCGAGGCGGACCTCGACCCCGCAGGCCGCACCTTCGAGGGGTTGGTGGGGTATCGCGTCACCTTCGCCAAGGTGCTCGATGCCGAGACGCAGATCGCCATCGGCACGAAGCGGCTCGGGGCGAAGGCGAAGCACAGCACCGCCGAGGAGATCATGACCGCGGGCAAGCGGCAGGACAAGACGGACGCCTCGAAGTCCTACAACGTGGATTACCTCGCGGTGTCCGCCGTGCTGGGCAAGGAGCCCGTCAAGGGGGGCAAGAGCGCCAGCCGGACCAATGGGAGCGGCAAGGTCGCCGCCACCGCCGCCCCCACCGGTGGCGACGGGGACACAGCCGCCGCGGCCGACACCGTGCTGAGCATGCTGGCGGATGCGCCGGACAACACGCTGGAGACGGCGCGGCTCAACTCCACGCTGATCAAGTTCGCGGCGGCGAGCGGCATGCTCCGTGAGGACCGAGAGGCGACCGCGCGGCTCCTCAAGGATGTGGCGTTCCTCAGCAGCATCGAGGGCGTGACATTCGACAAGCAGGCGAAGACGATCGCGTTGGCGTAGGATCGGGTTGGGACGCAAGCCGCGTGCTGGGGGAGCAGGTCCGTGACCATCAGTCTCCCCGTCCCTCTCCACGAGTTCGGCAGATGGCTAGCCCGGGTCGCCACCTGCCGGGAGGTGAACGGCCACCACAAGTAGCCGTGACAGCCGGGAGAGACCGGCGTTGTCCTTGTTCAGGAGGCACATGATCATCACCGAAGTCGAGCATGGCCTCTCCCTCGCGGCGAATGCCCCCGGGTTTGTGCGCTCCCCTGGCCTGCACATGAGTCAGATTTACGGTTCCCTCTACGCGATGATTGACCCGGAACGCTACGATAAGCGCGAGCCGGATGGGTCCACGAAGGGCCTGGACCTCGTCATCATGGAAGAGGGGATGGCGTTCGAGGAGTGGCTGGAGCCGCGGCTCGCGGCGCGGCTGCTGGGCGCACGTCCGGGAGAATTCTTCACCCAACATGATGCCATGTGTCCGCTTGAGGGCACCAGGGTCCGTGATGGTGGTCTGTTGTGCGCCTGCGGAGCCGGCATCGCCTACTCCCCCGACTGGCTGTTCGACGAGCCCGATGGCTCGACGGTGCTCGGGGAATTCAAGCGCACGAAATACACTCTGCGCGGGGCGCCCTACAACGAGAAATTTGACAAGTGGATCACGCAGATGAAGGCGTACTGCTACCACCTGAACGTGCTGCGCGCACGGCTCTATGTACTGTTCGTGATGGGGGACTATTCCTACAAGCCGCCTCTGGGAGACGAGCAGATCAAAGCCTGGGAGATCACCTTTACCTCCGCGGAGTTGGAACGCGAATGGGCGCGATTGTTGCGACACGCACATCGAAAAGGACTACTACCCGTATGACCAAGACGAGCGCCCCGACCCCGGATTACGGTCGCTTCGAGCCGGCCCAAGAGACCACCAACACGCGCAACATCCTGTGGTCCAGCCAGGGGGACGGCGGGTCCGGCAAGACGCACTTCCTCCTCACCGCACCGGACCCGATCGCCGTGCTCCTGTTCGATCCAGGTGGGTTGAAGGGGCTCATGGATAACCCGCTGTTCAAGACGAAGGATATCCGGGTCATCGATTATTCCAAGATTGTCAATGTCGCGAAACTCCCCGAGGCGGACCGCGCGCAGGCCGCACAGGACGTCCTGCTCCAGTTCGAGGACGATTGGGCCGTGGCGATGAGCGGGGCGTTTCGCACCGTGGGCCTCGACAAGGAGGATTCGTTGTGGGAACTGCTCCAATGCGCGGAGGAGACCAAGGGCAAGCAGGCGTGGGACTTCTCGCCGCTGAATATGCGGTATCGCGGGTGGTTCGCGGAGGCGGAGACAGCCGGCGTGAACTTCGGCTCGCTGTGCGGCATGAAAGAGGTGTGGGCGCGGGGCGGGCCGACCGGGGCGTTCCGGTCGTGTGGATCGAAGCGAGTGCCGGAGCTGGTCCAGGTGTGCCTCCAACATGCGTGGGATTCGGAGTCGCGCTCGTTCAAGGTGACGATCCTGGATAAGTGTCGTCTGGGCGAGGCGGAGAAGTTGCTGGGCCAGACCTTCGAGTCGATGGATTTCTTAACGCTCGCGATGGAGCTCTTTCCGACGTCGGATCCCTCCGAATGGGAATAGTGCCCCTCCTGGTGGATGATCGCGCGGGCTCGAATACGCTCATCGAGCCCCTCCTCAAGCTGGGCCTCCCGGTCGAATCGACCCGGCTCGATTTCGGTGATCTGTGCTTTGTGGGCCGCGGCGAGAAGGGCGTCCCGGTGCTGGTCGGCGTCGAGCACAAAAAGATCCCCGATCTGATCCAATCCCTGAATGACGCACGCCTCACCGGGCATCAATTGCCAGGCATGATCACGGCCTACGATCGTGCGTGGCTCATCATCGAGGGGGACTGGAAACACGACGTCGAGGGGCGCGTGACGATGTTCCGCACGCGAGGGGCACGGCGTCCCGTGAAGGGGGCACCCCCGGCCTTCGAGCTGGAGAAGCGGCTCCTCACGCTGGAGGTGCGGGGTGGCCTGAAGGTCAGGATGTGCCCGGATCGCCGGGACACGTTGCGCTTCATCTACGCGCTCTATCGATTCTGGACCGATCGCGATCTCGACGGGCATCGGTCACACCTCGCGATTCACGCGCCCGACCTCGACCAAAACATCCTGGTCCCGGCGAGCGACTTTCGACGGATCATCGCGCAAATCCCTGCGATTGGTTTCCGTACGAGTAAGGCGATCGAGGCGGCGGTGTGGGACGAGACGAAAGGGGAGGGCAGCTTTCGACGACTGATGATGATGTCCGAGACCGTGCTGGCGGAACTGGTCACGCTGGATGATCACGGGAAGGCTCGACGCATTGGGAACGCGCGGGCGCAGACCATTTTGGAGGCACTTCGTTAAATGTTCAAACATGACACCCCTGACAATCAGACACTCGGTCCGGTGTTGGGCGAGCCCCCGGTGCCGACGGTGCCCGCCACGCGCATCTTTTCGGTGCGGCGGTGGGATCCCAACGGGAGGGTGGAGATCATCCACGTCCACGCGCACGTCGTCCAGCACACCGCCACGGGCGGACTCATCTTCAACGAGTATGTGATCGACCCGGTGGAGGGGCCGACGCAACGCTCACGGCGCGGGTTCTCGACGTGGTTTGACTTCGAGGAGATCCTGGCGCCCGTCCCATCGCTGTTGGCGCACTAAGGAGACCGTTCACATGCCCAACTCCGTGGCGTATCTGGACGTAGAAACGCGATCCGCGTGCTCATTGCGCGCGTCTGGATCCTGGCGCTACTCACTGGATCCGTCCACGGAGTTGCTCTGCGCCGCCTTCCGGCTCCCGTCGTGGGCGCCGGGGCGGACAGGGCTCTACCATCCGTCGTTTCCACACCTCGCCATCGAGGAGGACGGACTGCTCGACCTCGCGGATCTCTTTGCGTGGATCGAGGACGGCGGGTTGGTGGAAAGTCACAATAGCTTTTTCGAGGCCGGCATCTGGGCCAATGTGTGCGTGCCACGCTTCGGATGGCCCGCGTTACCCACCGCACAACGCCGTTGCTCCGCGGCCAAGGCGGCGGCGCATGCGCTTCCCCGCGGTCTCGATGGGGCCGTCGCCGCTCTCGGGCTGGCTATCCGCAAGGACGCCGAGGGCGGGACGATCATGAAGAAACTGGCGCAGCCGCGCAATCCCATCCAGGCGGACTACGCGACGTGGGGCCGACAGCACGCCCCGTGTGGGGTCTGCGCGGGAGTCGGGCGAGTCGCCTCGACCCGGAAGGATGGCACCCCGACCGTGAAGGGCGCCAAATGCGCGTCCTGTGTGGGCTCCGGGGTGGACGCGACGCGTGCCCTCCCCCCGATGCCGCGCCTCTACCACGAAAGCCTCGACCAATTGGAGTTGCTGTGGGCCTACTGCCGTCAGGACGTGCTCGTCGAGGAAGCCTTATCGCGGGCGCTGCCGGACCTCTCCCCGGACGAGACGGCGATCTACTCCCTCGATCAGAGCGCCAACGAATATGGCTTTCGCTTGGATACCGACGCCGTGTCCGCGGCACTCGCCTTGATCGACGACCAGTGTCTCGTGCTGAATGCGGAACTGGCGGTGCTCACGGGTGGCCAGGTCCAGAAGGCGACGCAGCGTGCGCAGATGATGATCTGGCTCCGGGAGGTGCAGGGGCTCACGCTGGAGGATACGCGCAAGGAGACGTTGGACGACATTCTTGACCACGCCGAGGCGTATTCCCCCTGGAGAACGCCGCCCACCCCGACCGCGCTCCGTGCGCTCGCGCTGATGCGGATGCTCGGCCGGTCCAGCACGGCCAAATACGTCTCCATGTCCCAGTGGGTGTGCCCTGACGATCGGGTGCATGGAGGGCTGCTCTACCATGGTGCAAGTACCGGTCGCTGGACCGGTGCGGGAGTGCAGCCGCATAATTTTACCAAACAGGGTCCGCCAAGTCAGGACGATCTGTGGGATGTGCTGAAGACGCGGGATGCGGGGTTCATCGTGGCCGCGGCGCCGCTCGATACGGACGGGGAGCCGACCTACACGAGTGTCATGGAGGCCCTGAGCCAGGGGTTGCGCGGGGCGATCATCCCGTCCACCGGGTGCCAGTTTTACGTGGCGGACTACGCCAGCATTGAGGCCCGCGTCCTCGTCTGGATGGCCGGGGAGGAGGCGGCGCTGGACGTGTTCCGACAGGGCGCGGACCCCTACTGTGCGTTCGCCCCCAGCGTCTACGGCCACACCATCACCAAAGCGGACAAGGAGAAGCGCGACGTCTGCAAGATTGCCGTCCTGGGTTTAGGGTACCAGATGGGGGCCGCGAAGTTCGTCGCCACCTGTGCAGCAGCCGGCGTGACAATCACCGAGGAGTTTGGCAGGACCGTGGTGGACGCCTACCGCTCGAAGTATCGACGCGTCAAAGCCCTGTGGCGTGACATGGAGCAGGCGGCGATCGCGGCCGTGCTGGATGGGCCGGACTACGCCGTCCGATGCGGCCCGGTGACGTGGCTCCTGGAGGGGGACTTTCTCTATGGCGTCTTGCCGAGCGGTCGGCGCCTCGCCTACCCCTTCCCCGAGATCCGGGAGCAGACGACCTCGTGGGGCGAGCGGCGCGACCAACTCACCTTCATGGGGATCGATCCGTACACGCGGCAGTGGGGCCGGCAGCACACCTATGGGGGATCGCTGGTGGAAAATGTAGACCAGGCCCTCTCGCGCGACCTACTGGCCTGCGCCTTGCAACGCTGTGCGGCGTCGGGCGTCTACCGGCCCGTGTTGACCGTGCATGATGAGATTATTTGTGAGGCGCCCATGGGTGTGGGCTGCGTTCACGAGTTCGAACAGCTTGTGGCCGCGACTCCCGCATGGGGCACGGGGATTCCGGTTGTGGCGGAGGGATTTTGTGCAACACGCTACCATAAGTGAGATGACCGCGGGTTACCAGTGTGCCGCCTGTAGCTGGGTCATGGAGAGCCGCTCCACCCCGACCCGGTGCGGCCGGTGTCTCTCCCTGGAGGTGCAGCCGCTCACCACGGAGGCCTTGATGGCGCTATTTGATCAGGGTGAGGTGCGTCACTGCCCCACGTGCGAAAGGATTCACCTCGCATGATGCCCACACAGAAACCCGGCCGCTCCCGTCAGGATTATGGCACCCCGCGGGTATTTCTAGAGGCGGTCCACCAGCGGCTCGGGGCGCCGCTCGTGTGGGATCTGGCCGCGACGGACGCGAATGCGGTGGTGCCTGGGGGACGCCATTTCACCGAGGCGGACGACGCGCTGATCCAGCCGTGGCATCGGCACCCGGGGTGGTTGTGGCTCAATCCGCCCTATGCCCGTATCGCGCCGTGGGTGCAGAAAGCCTACGAGGAGTCCCTGCTCGGGGCGAGGGTCGTGGTGCTCGTGCCGGCGTCCACGGGCGCGAATTGGTGGCGGGATTGGGTCTACCGGAAGGCGCACATCCTGTTCCTCAACGGCCGGCTTACCTTCGTGGGCACCACCGACCCCTACCCGAAGGATTGCGCGCTCCTCGTGTATGAGCCCTGTCGGTTCACCTGTCCGGGGGATGCGATCTGGACGTGGATGGAGGCGCTGCGATGATCACGGATGCGGAGTTCTGGCGGCTGCTCATGATCGTGGGCGGGATCGTGGCCGTCTTCGCGACGATCCAAGGCGCGCTCGTGATTGCGTCGATGTTGGAGGAGTGGTTTGACGATGTCTGGCCCGAGTAACACCCCACCCTATTTGAAAGGATGACCATGCCCACGACCACGACTGCCATCACCGCCACCGTCCAGCAAGTCATGACGGTCAAATTGAAACCCACCACGCGCCAGATGGTCCTGGCCCGTTGCGAGGAGAATGCGCGCCTCTCCACGCAGATCAAGGCCCTGGAGGTGCGGCAGAAGCGCCTCAAACAGGAAGTGCACGAGCTGTTCGTGAAGGATGGCCAGGGGAAGCCCCTCCTCGACGGGGTGGACATCGACGGCCACAAAGTCACATTGATCTGTGCCTCCCGGGATGTCTTGAACCGGGCCACGCTGATCGAGCTGGGGTGTGAACCGTCTTGGATCGCTGAGGCGACGGATCATGTGCCTAACGAGCCCTATTTAAAGATCACCGCACCAAAACCTATCAAGGACGACCCGTCATAGCCTATCAGGGCACCCTCATAGGCTCGTCTCCGCGCACCTCGAACCGCACGGTGTTGCTCAGTATGGCTCGTGGTTGCCCGACCCTCGCAACCTGAAGGTAGGCGTGATACTCCCCGGCGTCGAGCCCGGTCTGGGTGACCTCGCGGGTGCGGCGCTCCCCCGCCCCGTCGAGGGTCGCACACGAGGCGGTATCGAACCCGCTCTCGACCACCACGAGGCAATATTCGCGGTTGTCGGGGTGGGACTCGATGGTGAGCGTGAAGCGCACCGTGCCCGGGGCGAACTGCACGCGCGGGGAGGCGTCGAGGTGGGCCTCTGGAGCCGCACCCGCACCCGTGTTCCACAGCACGACCAGTATCCCGAACGCAACGCCCCGTATGGCGTAGAATACGGATCTCCGCATACCTACCTCCCCCAGAACGCTCCGGTCGCCCCCAGAATCGCCTGAATCGACGGTCCCTGGCCCGCCAGACCGTTGCTGTGCGACGACTGCACCATCGAGACGACTCGCCCCTCAGCATCCACCACCGGCCCGCCAGACATCCCCTCGATGAAGGCAAAATCCGTCAGGGTGAGGCTCCGGTTCCCAAACAGGGGGATGCGGAGATCCGGGACAGCCACGACCCCCGTTTTGGCGAAGATCGTCGTCCACCCAAACGCATACCCATACGCCATGACCGCCTGCCCCTGCCGAACGGGGTGTCCACTTGCGAGGGCAGGGTGTCTCCCTTCGGGGACACGCAGCACCAGCAGGTCGAGCGTGGCATCCACCAGGACGACGCCGGCCGACTTGCCATCCACCTCCAGCACGTCCCCCTGGCAGTGCGCCGCGGTCAGGTAGTAGTGTCGTACGCCATCAATCGCGAAGGTCGAACAGTCCCCCGTTACCAGGGCCTGATCGTCCGTGGGGAGTCGGGTGATGGTGATACGGCCCATCGAGGGGTGGACGCGCGCCGTGATGCGCTCCCAGGGGAGCGGAGCGGCCAAGACGGGGAGCCACAGGAGGGTGACCAGCGGGATCGCGAGGAGGGGTCGGCGCATGGCGAGACGGGCCTTCCGGGAGAGGGTGAGCGGGGGTGCCCACCTCTCTATTATCGCATGGCTATGTGAGCTCCGCGTAGCGGTCGAGGAACATCCGCTTCGCGATCCGCGGGCGGTGACACGCAATGGTGAGCCCCTCATACGGCGGGTGGGGCCAGTTCCACTCATCCACATCCGGGAGGAGTTGCCGCGCCTCCGTGATGCAGAGACGGCTATCCGCCTCCTCGACGCTGGCGGGCTTCGGGTAGCGCAGGCCGAACTTCCGGTTGATCGCGGCCTCGACACTCGCTTCGATGGCGCGATACGCCGCCATGTCGGCGTGGTGCTTGATGGGGCGGGCGACATCCGCGAGATAGGCTTCGGACGCGTCATGGAGGAGGCCGGCCAGTGCGTCGGCGGGGTCGCAATACAGCGACACGGTGTAGGCATGTTCCGCCACCGAGTTGTGCGCGCAGAACCCCTCGGAGAAATACGTATGTGCTGAGGTTTCCAGTCCGATCACCCACTGCTCTCCCTCGTCGTAGGCCCGTTGAATTCGTACCTTTTCGACACTCCGTAATTCTTTACGAAACGCATTCTCCAAGAGGGCCTGAACGAAAGTATCTAAGAGTCGTTGGGATAGCCACCCGGTCTCCCAGATATCGAAAAAACGATGGAGCCAACGCGTTCGGCCGTGCCGTACATCGCGGGCAAGGGCTTCGGTTGTGAACCACTTGTGAGGGTTAGATATTTTTCCAGAAGCGAGCCACGGATGTTCATCGGAACTTTTGACGCACGATCCGTCACTCAACTCCAATCGCCAGACGTGTCGTTTTATTGGGAGACGAGTAGTCACCCGAGAAGGACGATATTGCCTCCCGGTGTTGGCTTTGACTGGTTGTTCATCGCATCCGAGGAGGAGATCGTTTTGCTGAAGATCCCCCGCGGCCACCCAACGCAAGTCCGCGGTCAGGATGCGCTGATCCTCGGTTGGGCAGTAAAACTCGCGGCAATGCCCCGTGAATCGGCAGATGTTCGAGAGGGCCTGCGCGATGTCCTCCAGGATGATCTGATCCGGGTCGATGGAGAAGGGGTCGAACCGTCGCCCGGTGGAGGTTTTGATCCAGGAGTGCGAGATCAGGGTCATCGGGCGATCTCCCGCGGCAGCCCCCGCTGATCCTGTCGCCGCATCTTGAACCCCTGACACTCGCGGACCTCTCGATCGCTACAGGAGGACGTACATGCCACGTCCGTCTGCGGGCAGACCACGACACGAAGGGGCGGCGAGGTCGCCTGGTTCGTCGCCCGGGTGACCTCCGCCTCTATTTCCTTCTGGAGGAGGGCCAGCGCCCGCCACGCCATCTTTGCTGAGTGTCGGAGCCCGTCGGTGTCAAGGGTGCCCCGGAGGAGGAAATGGCGTATCAGGGCGTCCGCCTCATCGGTGGATTTGGTCCGATCCCAATGGAGCGGCTGGCCGGGGTTGTGCTGCTCGTTGCCGCGGTAACTGACGTGCGAGATGACCGCGAGGGCGTTCGGGAAGTAACCAAGGACGCCGCTTGCGATGGGGTAGGTCTTGCGTGTAGCCGCGTCCACTGGGAGCCCGGCGCAGGGCGCGGTGTGTACCTCGCAATAATGGGGGCCTCCTTTGCAGGAGGGGTCGCATCCACAACAGAGTGCGCTCATATCGTATCCTCCACGAGAGGCGGCGCGAGCCGCGGTTTCCGAGGGACGCGGGGGGCGCGGGGTGCGCGGGGTGCGCGTAGCTCATACACGGTGACGCTGACGATCATTGCCCGCGGCACGAAGGTCCGGCCGCGATAGGATCCGTCTCCACAGACCTCGTTCGCCAGACTGACCCCCATCGGGTCATCCACCAGCAGCCACCCGACTGTGCGGATGGTTTCCGGCTTGTGGGTGAGCAGGGCGTCGCTGATGGTGACCGCCCCCACCGAGTCCGCCCACGCGTCATGCCATCGAACGATCGTGAAGCGCGGTTCGGTCATTTCGCCCCCGTAATGTCCCAGATGAAGCCGAGGTTGGCGAACGCATACGCCACGAACGCGAGCGACAACCCCCACCGCTGGGTGAGGAAGAGATCCACCGCCACCCCCAGATAGGCGAGGGCCACAAGGCCGAGTACGGTCGCGCTCACGTCCGCTCCGGGAAGAGGATGGGCCACGTGCAGGTCCGACCCCGCTTCTTGTCCATCAGGAACAAGGTCTGTTTGGGCCGCTCGTAGTCCGCCTTGATGGCCAGGGCGAACGCGTTGTAGCCGATGATCGATCCGTTACAGATGAACTTCCCGCCATCCTTCATCTGGTGGAAGTGGCCGAAGACGTCCAGATCGGCGCGCCGCGCCCGGTCCCACTGCGCGAGGGCCTTGTTCACGGGAATGTAGATGCCGCCCACCCCGCCGCCATACTTGACGCTGTGGCCGTGGTGGAAACGAATGGTCTGATCATACACCTGGAGGTAACTGTGTTGACCACCAGGGATGACGAACGTGACTCGTGGCTCGTTGCGGAAGTAGGCCGCGAGATGGAGGTACATCAGATATTCGAGGGAGTGGCCGTTCTCCGTGGCGAAGCGCGTCTTGAGGGTCGTGCGGGCGTGGTTGCCACTGTGGCAGGGGATCACCAAGGCCATCGTGGAGTGGTCGAGGAGGAATTCGATCCCGCTGATGAGGAGATTCTGGGCACGCACGATGGCGTCCGTGGGGAGGCAGGCGTTCTTTTCGGCGTTCTCCGCACCGTGGATCTGGTTGGTGATGAAGTCCCCGAGCAGGGCCAGCACGGTCGTCTCGATCTTCACGTCCTGCTGGAGGAGGCGGATCAATCGAAGTCCAGCGGTGAAGAAGGTCCGCGCATCCCGTTCGGCGATCTCGGGCGTGTAGGTGTTGAGCCCGCCCATTTCGTTGCCGACCAGTTCCTCGATGTGCCAATCGCTCGCGACAAGCACCGCGGTGGCTTCCCCGGCGCCCGATCCCTGTTTCGGTTTAATCGTGACCGTGTCAACACTGGCCCCGAGAATGTCGAGCGCCTGCAACTCCTGGTCCTGCCGTTCGATGGTCCTCAAGGCCTCGCTATATTTGGCGCGGAGTGCGGCCAACGCCCCGGTCGCTTGGAGTCGATCCCGGTCCGCCGCGACGGCGGCTGCGGCCGTCAATGGCGCGGGGGACAGCCGGCAGCGATCACAGAGACCCCGACGTCGAGCCTTGTTCGTCTGGCATGCAGAACACATATCGGCCACGAATGTCCTCCTTGAGGGACGAATGAGGGGTGTGTTGCGGGAAGAGGCACGATCCGTGCCGAGACGACACCCATCCCGGTGGAGGGATGCCGTTGCACGTCCTATGCCACCCAGGGCGGGGGCACAGGCGAGAGCGTCTCAGAGGTGAGGAATTGGAAGGGGGCGATCTTTTCGGCCGGCTCGTCATTGAAGACGGGGATACCGCCCGCGCGGAGGAAGAGGGTCGCGAAGGGACTACAGACGATGCCGCGCCGGTTGACGTTCAGGCCGACAAACTGGAGGAGATCCGCCCACCCATAGGGGAGGCCCTTGGCGGTGCGAAACCACGCCATTGCGGCGATCAGGTCGAAGGGCTGCTCGGGGCGGAGGACGTGGAGGAGGTCGCGGGTGCGGAGGGGGTATTCATTCACGCCAAGGCCGTTGCGGCTGGCGACCGCGTCACCGCCGCCGACGTACACCTCGACATGGCCCACGGGGTGCCACGTCTTAAGGCGAATAGCCCACCCATACGCCCCCGTACCCTTGTAGAGGAGGACGTCACCGGGTTGGGGCGTGCTGGCGATTGGCATCGGCGGTCTCCTCCTGTGTAATAGTGCAGACACTTACGCGTAAGTGTAGGCTGCCGCGACGAGGGCGCGTTTCGCGAGCACCTGGCCGGCGTAGACCCCATTGCGGAGGGGCCAGTTCTTCGCGGGGTCATTCCCACCCCGGCCTCCGTTGTAGGCCGCGAGGGCGATCAGTTCGGGGACGGCAATGATACCGGGCGGGGCGGTGCGCGTCTTGGCCCACACCAGCAACTCCGCCAACAGCCCACACCCGACATGCAGGCCGATCTCCGGGATGAAGAGGTGCTCGGGCGGGATGGTGTCGTTGTCGGCGATGCGGTCCTCCCAGATGCGACTGAACATCGTTTGCATCAACCCGTAGCTGGAGGAGACGCGCCGCGGGTTCAGATCGCGATACTTGGGGTTTCCCTTGAGGTAGCGATTCCAGAAGTCAGGCTCATACCGAAAGGCGTCCGTGTTGTAGGCGCTCTCCTGCCACACCACCGCATGCACGAGGAGGGGATCCAACCCGTGCTCGGTCGCGATCTGCTCGATGAGTCCCTTGTAGAACCGGAACCCCTTGGGTAACTCCACGGCCGCCATGTTATCTCCCGAAGATGAAGCCCGCGATACTCCCCACGATCGTGCTGATGATCGAGGAGAAGATGCCGATCCCGATGATGGCGTGCTCACGGTGGGTTTCGAGGGACGTCACACGCCCCTCGACGGCCAGATTCGTGGTCGTCTGCACCAGGATGTGATCACGCATCTCACGTTTGAACGCCTCGTCGCTTTCGCGCCAGGTGTCGAATTCGCGCTGAGAGAGCGGGTCAGTGGCCATTACTGGAGACCGATCTTCTTGAGGGCCGAGAGGGCCGCGGGTTGGCGAAATGCGCGGGTCGGGTCGGCGACTGAGGAGGTGATGCCGTAGTCGCTGATCGGGGTCATGCTAGAGGCCGCGGCCGAATCGGGTTTACCCCCGGCGAGGGCACGACCGGCTATCGTGGCCAGCCCGTACGGCAGTCCCCGCCGACCGGCCCCCGCAATCGCCAAGGGGATAGAGTAAGGCTCGGGATCATCCGCCGTCGCTGCACCATGCCCCGCACCCAGAGCCATGTAGGCCGCTGTCACCCGTGGGTTCGCCCTCATGGCCTCGGGGCTCATCGAGAGGAGTCCCTCCGTGAGCTGATTGAAGGGCGTGCGACGAAACGGGATCAGATATTGTGCCCAAGGATTGTCCCGGAACGCCTTGGACAAACCGCCCGTCAAGGGCGCCTGGAGCGTCTCGGTCATGGCCTCATTGGCGGTCAGTCCCCCGCGCTGCAAGGCTTTCTGGGTGGCCTCGTCGAAGGCGCCCATCGCACGACCTGGCAGAGACAGGGCTTTCGGCAAATTGGCCGTATATCCCGCCGGATTGATCACCGCGCCGCTTCCGGTCTTGAAGGACTGCACCGCATCCTGGAGGGTCTGTCTGGACAGGAGCGCCTTGAGCGGGGCCATCGAGCCGCGCTCGGCGCTCGCGTTGACCGCCGCACCCACGTTCCCGAGCATGGACTTGGGGAGCGCGAACCCACTCAGCATGGCCTGCTGGCGGAGGGCGTTGACCAAGCTGGCCACTTTGCCGATCTTACCCAGCGCCCCGGGCATGCTGGCCATCTTGGAGCCCGCGTAGGCGAGCCCACCCAGAGCTGCGGCTCCCCCCACCATCAGGGCGGGGTTCACTCCGGGCGTCTCGGCCGCGGGAGGCGCGACGGGTGGCTGGTAGTCCTCTGGCAGGGCTCCGCCCGAATCCGGCGCGCGGAGATGGATGCCCCCGCCCGTTGTCGGGGAGGGGGCTGGCCCCGCGTCACCCTTCAGCCTGATCGGCACGTTAATCCCTCATCCCGGCGATCTTCTCGCGTTGACGCATGGCCTTGCGATTGCTGCCCTTCGCGCCCCCCTCGGGATAGAGTGGGGCCTTGATGGTCTTCACGCGCACGTGGGGATCCCAGCCGGGGTAGCCTTCCTTGATGATCTCGTTGGCGAGGTCCACCTGGGTCTTCTGGGCGTGCGCGGGGATCAGGCGAGCTTTGGCCACCAGGTCTGCTGGGGGCGGGGTGCTGCGCCAGTCGCCTGTGGGGGCACGACCCGCCGTCACGCGCAACGCTTCGAGTGCCTGGGCTTCGGGGTTGGCGGGGACGTCGCCGGGGCCACCCAGCACACGGCGATCCTGGAGGCGGCGGTCTTGGTTACGGAGGATCTGTTTCAGTCGTTCCACTTCAGGGGCCGGGTCATACGCGCGAACGTTCGGGGGTAGGCTGCCCCCCGGGAGGGGGCTGTCAGCACCCGCGGCTCGGAGCCCTTCCAAGATACTCTCCTGAATAGGCGTACCCGGACGTGGGGTTCCCCCCTTCGTGAGGCGACCGCCCGCGTTGGGACGAGGACCACTCGGTGCGAGGGGCTCCGGCATCGTATAGGGCTGACGAACCACCCTCGGCGGCAACGTCGCTTGGAGCCCCTGAACGCTCTCCTCCACCGGCGTAACCCGTCGCGAGAGCACGTCGGCATACATTCCTGCCCCCTGAAGAGTCTCCGGGTGGGGGTTAGGAGTGTGCTGAGCGACATAGGGTACCCGCGAGGCTCCGGCAGCCGATACGGGGCCTTGTCCGCCACGACTAATTACGTCGTTGAACATGTCCGCCCCGTGTTGAGCTTCTGAAGCGGGGTGAGTCACTTGGGCCACATACGGCACACGCGAGGCTCCAGCCGTGGCCACCGGGCCTCGCCCACCGCGGCCGACGACGTCCGAGAACATGTCTGCCCCATGCAGGATGTCTGGCGCGACGTCCGCAGCCGCTGACGCGCCCCGCCACGCCCCACGTGCGGCCCGCGCATACGGCAGCATGCCGAGGCCGGCCATGCCCATGTTCATCGCGGAGGGATCCTTCGCCGCCGCCTGGAGCCCCTCCAGCGCAAGCGCCCCGCCCGCGGCCATACCCACTGGCCCGGTCAGGAAGGAGGCCGGGAGGGCGGCTGCCCGCAGCCCCTCCACCACGGGGGCGCCATACGCCTTCACCCGTCCAGCCGGCGTGAGGCGTTGTGCCGCCCGTCTGACCGCCGCTTCACTCGTCGCGAAATCGCGCGCCTCATCGGTCACGGATCGCTGACCGAGGAACTGCTTGGCTCCGGCGAGGATCTCGTCGAGGGTCTGTTCACGAGGCATGTTAGCGTCCCATCTTCAGCGTGAGGTACTGCCGCTCGTAGTCGGAGAGATCCGTCACGTCGAATGGCGCTTGGGGGTCCGCCTGCATCGCGGCCAGCTTTGCATCCAGCGTTTCGCCGGGGTAACGGCCCAACAGGGCGGAGGCTTTCTGGACATTCTCCAGCGCGCCTTGCCGGCTCAGGACGTCGGTGAGGGACTGCTCGTAGCGGGTGTCCGCGTTCGGCGTCTGCCCGAACATGCGGAGGAGGCTGTTCATCGGGTGGACGCCCTCGTAGCCCGCGCGCGCGTCCTGGAGGGCCTTGCTTATCGGGGCCGGGACACCCTGTTGTGCTCGCAATGCGGCAAGCGCAGCCGCCGCAGCCGCTTTGGCCGCTTGCTCATCTTCCCGCGCTTTGTCCCCCTGGGTGAATCCCGCGGTCTGACGCGCGTTCACCGCATCAGCAGTCATCTGGGCGCGTTCGCGGGCCGCATTTTCGGACGCCTGCGCGCGCGCACTCGCGGCCGTGGCGTTCTCCCGCGCGGCCTGCACGTCATACTGCCCCTTGACCTGTGCCGGCAAAAGCATCTGCTGGAGTTTCTGCATCGCCACCCGCTCGCCCTCGACCCCGTGCTGGATGCCGGCATCGCGAACGAGGTCACGCGACACGCCCAACCCGCGATCACCCAGGTCGAGCTGCGTGGTCATCTGGTCTAGTTCGGAGGGCGCGTAGTCCTCCTGGCCAGAGAGGATCTGGCTGCGTCGCTTGTCCCCATACGCATCCCCGGTGGACTGCATATTCGAGGGCGAGCGCAGTTTCAAGAGGGTGGCGAGTCCCGCCATCGGGTCGGCGGTCGAGCGATTACGACCTCCCTCGGGGAGGGTAAGCATCTGGGGTGGCATAGTTAATATCCTGGAAGGCGGGCGTATCGCGACGCATTGAGTCGTGTTCGTTCAGTGCGGGCTGCCTGTTGGCCCTCGGGGGTGCCGGTGGTCGCTGCGGCGTCTAGCCCCTCAAGTACGGCGTTATCCGCGCCTGTGCCCATTCCAAACGATCCACGGTCTTGGTGGCCGGTCGCGGTGTTCAGCGTGCGCGTCGAAGCGCGATCCGGCCCGGTTGCGGTGTTGATGCCGTTCCCCCCACCCATGTAGTCCTGAAGGGCGAGGTATTCCTGGCGATCTTGGAGCATCTGGCGGTAGCCGTTCGCGTCCCACCGACCCACACCGGTCTCCCCCGACCCGCCCGGTGCGCGCCCCGGATGGATCTGCATCTGGCTGGACAGGTCCGCGAGGCGCGCCACTGGATCGATCATGGACGTGCCCGTGTCGGGGCGGAACTGGTCCGCGCGCACGCGGCGAGAGGCAGGAGCACGGGATGTCAGCATGTTAGTACGCTCGTTGCGGCAGTCGTTGCATATCCATCGGCGGGGTGCGGCGACCCAGCAGGCGCAGGGCGCTCATCGAGTCCCCGAGCATGCCACCGCCCCCATCGCCACCCCCACCGCCCAGCAACCCGGTCGGGGTGGGCGTTTGCGGAATGGGCGCGGGCATCGCGGGGTTCACGACCTTATTGAGCCCGTCGAGGCTGCCCCCACCACCGCCCATCGGGGCCGTGGGTGCGGAGGTGGCCGTGGTTGTCGTGGGGGGCTTGTAATTCGCCCCTCCCGTATACCCACCACTCTGCACCGGGAACGCGGTATTCGCGCGGTCGGCGTTCCCCGCGGTCACCAAGGCGGGATCATACCCGCGAGCGATCGCCAGTTGCCGTGCCGAGGCAATTTGTGCGGCAGACGCCTGCCCGTTGTCGGCCACGTTAGTAGACCCCGCTCCCGGCCGTGATCAGCCCCATCAGGCTGGGCACCATCGCGAGATTCTGGCCGCGCTGGGTAATCGCGCCTCGGTAGTTGGTGTCGCTGATCTCCGCCGCCCGATTGAGATCCTGGATGAGCTGCTCGCGGGTGAACTCATCGACCCCCTGACCTGCACCCGTGAAGATATCCGCCAAGCGCGACTGCTCCTGGGAGCCATTCTGCATGCCGCGACCCGCCATCACGTCATGAAGCGCCTGCACGCTGGCGCTGGCCGTCTGCGCCGCCTGATCCTTCGCGCGCCCGAACGCCGCGGCCCGTGCGCCCGCCTCATCAGTCGCAAGATTCCCGCGCGTCACTTCCGGCGACGATCCCCGCACGGAACTCATGTAGCCGAGCCGCCGCTGCTCCGCCTGCTGCTGGAGTTGCGCCGCCAGTTGCATCTGCTGTTGCTTCTCGAAGGCGTCGTTCGAGATCGATCCCGTGGTGGTCGAACGGGTCGAGTCCCCCGGGGTGGTGCTGTAGATCGGCGTGAACGTCGAGGCTTGCGGCGTGGTCATCCCCTGCCCCGAGCTGAAGGCGGGCGCCTGCCCGGACGTGAACGGCGAACTCGACGGGGTGTTCAGCAACCCGGTAAAAGACGGGGGCGTCGTCGCTCGCTGCCAAGTCGCCTCATCGGCATACCCCGCGGACGACCACGGCGTTGGCGCTGGGGCGGGGTTGGGGTTGTAATCCGGGTTGATCTGTCGGCCACCCTGCGCGTTGTAGAGAAATTGCGAGGTGGTGCGCGATCCCACGGGAGTATACGGCTCAGTCGCCATGCAAAAACCTCACGTGGCACGCATGTTGCAATGCGCGCCTATCTACTCAATTATACCGCGTTCGGCCCCTGATCGCCCCCCGTCGGGGCTGTGGGGACGACGTCCTGCACGGCATGGGTCGCGTCCACCAGGGTGTAGTTCTTGGTGGGGTCCAGGCCCGCGTCCCGGTACGCAATCTCCCGCTTCTGCGCCACAAGCGCCTGCGCCTGCTGGAGGCGCTCCTGATCGATCTGAATCTCCAGCACCCGCGCCTTAAGTTTGTAGTACGCCGCTTCCGACATGGCTACGGGGGATACGATCTTTTTCTTACTGAACATCATGACAACCTCCTCTTACGGTCGATTTCCGCCTGTCGAGAGATCAACGCTTGTCGCGCGGCTCGTTCGTCGGCCTCCTCCACCTGGACTTGTGCCGCGACCTGTTCCGTATCCAACCCCACCGCGGTCGCCAGATCCAGCACGGCTACCGGAGACGCCTCTCTCTTCCCGTCGAGGAGGTCCACCCGCTGAGCCAGCTCTTGTACGGCGTTGACCAGCGCCGCTACTAGCACTTGCGGATTGAGAGAGTACTGCCCCGTGCGACGATGCTGATCCACAGCGTCCGGGATCCACGGGAGCACCTCCTGGGCACCGAAGCCCACATAGGTGCGGAGCGTATCCATCCCGGAGGCTTTCGTCCAATTGTACCGAATAGGTCGGAGTTGGCGGATGGCTGCCAGCCCCGAGAGATACGGCGAGATGTGTTCTTTGGCTCGCACGTCCGACACGGAACTGATGTTCCCGTTCGCATCAAAGGTCGCCGCGCCAGCGCCAAATGTCGAGAACCGCACCGCCTGCGTGTGTTGCAACTGTTCAGAGACTCCGAAGATCCGAAAGACCGGATTCCCCGACTGCCCATAGACTTGAAAATTAGGCAGCGCCCCCGAGCCACCGACCAGCGCGAGGATCCCCCCGCCAAAGGTGCCCTCCTCGTTCCCGTACATCTGAAGCACCGCCCCGCGCGTCTGCGCGAGGGAGAACGCGCCCCCGCCCGTGATCGCGATGGACTGGTTATCAGACCCATCACTCGTGTTTTGCCGCATCGAGGCGCTGGCGTTCGTAAAGATGAAGTCCGCGTTATTCGTGATGTTGCCGAGCGTGACGTTCGTTTGCCACGAGGGGTCAGTCCCATCACTCGTCAGAACTGTATTTGCGACACCCTTCGCGACCCGTGCCCATTTCGGCGTCGCATTGCCGATGATGAGATCCCCCCGTGCGACGGTGCCCGCTAACGTGTCTGAATGCACCGAGCCATCTAGGAGGACGTGGTTGGCTGCCGTGACCGTGGCCCAGGTGGCATCCCCTCGCCAGAACGTGCTGGAGGAGGCGCTCGTGCCAGAGTTGAGATTCGCGACGGGCAGGTTGCCGGTGACGCCATTCGCGAGGTTGACTTGCGCCCAGGCCGGGATGTTCGAGGCGCCCGTGTTGCTGAGATAGCGCGTCGCGTTCGCATCCGTCGCGAGAGCCGTGATCACGCTGGTGGCGCTGCCATACCAAATGTCGCCAATGGCCGCGGCATTTGGGAGCGTAATGGTGCTCCACACGGGCGCCGTTGTGACCCCACCTGATCGGAGATAGCTGCCCACCGCGACATCCGCCAGCGCGGACATCACCGAGGTGGCGGACGCGTACCACAGGTCGCCCGTGACTGCGGTGTTGGGAAGTGTGACCGTGCTCCACACCGGGATGGCCGACACCCCACCCGACCGCAAATACGACCCTACCGCGACATCTGCGAGAGCCGTGAGCACGTTCGTCGCCGACCCGTACCAAATATCCCCGGTCGCGACACTCGTGGGGGTCGTCCAACTGGAATAGCTGGGTGGCCCCACGGTCCCGGTCGAGCGCAGCACCTTGCTGGTCGAGCCGGCGATGGCGATCACCGACAACGTGCTCGTGACACCCGCGTAGACGAGGATGTCCCCGGACACGAAGGAGGATTTGCCGGTCCCGCCGTTGTCGGTGAGCAACACGCCCGTGACGCCATTCGCGAGGTTCACCTGTGCCCACGCGGGATTGTTGCTCGCGCCGGTGTTGCTCAGGTAGCGGGTCACGGACGCATTCTTAGCGAGGAGGGCTAGGGTGCCCGCGGCGCTGGCGTAGATCAGATCCCCCTGCGTATACGACGAGAAACTCGTCCCACCATTCGCGACTGGCAGTACCCCGCTCACATCCGTGGTAAGGACGACCTGTGCCCACGAGGCATCCGTCCCGTCCGAGCGCAACACACGCGCCGCCGCTCCCACCGCCAGCGCCGACCAGGCGGGCGTGCTATTCCCGAGGATGATCGATCCGCGTGTCGCGGTCGCGGCCAACACGTCCCCATGCGTCGCGCTCAGCAGATTATGCGTGCCGAGGGTATTGGCCAGCCCCTTGTAGAGCCGGTCGAGCATGTAGTCGATCTGCGACACCATCTCGGCGGATGGGTCTCCCTCCAGGATGAAGGGTTTGCTGTCGTGGATGTCGCTCATGGCCAGATTAGTAGTGCTTCGGCGTCGCGCCGGGCACGCCGCGGATCATGGCCAGCGCATCCTTGATCGCGGTGGTCGTGCGGGTGCGCTGGGCCGAGGTGCGGCGCGCATCCACGGCCTTCCGAAACGAGGCATCCACGGCGTAGCGGTCCTGGAAGGACGCAGGCGCGACGAGCGGTTTAGTTTCGGCCATTTTCGAATACCGGATCGACCTCGTAGCCGTAGAGCGACGCGGACTGATTCACCGTGTTCTTCCTGAAGCGCAATTGCACGAGCGGGCCATCCCCCAGAATGCGGCACTGCTCGCGGCCAAGGGTCAGGGTGTGGGTGATCGCGGATTGCGCCGCGCTGTTGAGGCGACCTACGATCGGCGTCACCGTGAGGGTGCCCGCGCTCTCCACCCGCGTCAGCATGGACAGGTGGCCCCAGAAGTGGTCCACGTCGGGGGCATCCCCGGAGTGCCATGGGCCGTAGCAATCCATGTCGATCGCGGTGGCGGACCCATCGCGCGCGGTGGTGCTGTTCGCGGTGTAGAGGAGGCCATCCGTCCCGCCCACGAGGGTGGTGGGGAGACCATTCGCGTCGGGCGCGCTCCCCGCGGCACTCGGCGTGAACAGCCCGGTCTTGTGGGGGCCGTACCACGCGCGTGTGGTGAGATTGAATCCGACCCAGCGATCCTCGACGCTCGATCCGGCTGCGGCCAGATGGAACTCGACCGTGTTCCGCAACTCGTTGTATTTCGCGAACGCATTCACAAACCGCGACCGGGTGAAATACGTATCCGTCTTGAACCACGGCGCCACGGTCTCGTTGGAGATGTTCTTCACGCCCTCGTTCGACCACTCGTAGATGCCGTCCACCCCCAACCAGTACGCCTTGTCATTCACGACCACCACACTCTCGGGTGAGATGCACCCGGCCTTCCCGAACGCGATCTGCACCACGCTGATCGAGGCGGAGGAGATCCCGCTCGACCCGGAGGAGGCGGCGATCATCCAGACCCCGTTGCGCTTCAGGATACCGAGATGGTCCTTGCGGGCCGCGAGCGCGACGATGCCATTCGACTCCTGCCCAATCGGGTAGATGGGCTGGCGGTTCGGCCACTGGTAGACGGTGCCATCCTCGGTGTAGTAAAGGTCATCGGGATTCACGTCATCCGCTGCCCAGAGGCGATTCTTCCAGGAGGTGATGACCTTCAAGCGCGACCCCTCCAGCGTGCCGGGCGGGCCAGCCAACACACTCGGAATCGCCGGCAGGAGGGTCAGGCTGGCGTCCGCCACACTCGTGAGCCCGGTCGTGACGGTGTTGCCGTCCACATCCATGAGTTTGTAGTAGGTCGTGCCGCCTGCGGTGGTGCGGTAGATGCGCCGCGCGCTGATCGCATCCCCCGACAGCTCGAGCCGAGACAGGGCGAGGTCTTGGTTTGCGGCCGTCACACTCGTGCTGGCCGGGCTCAGGGCGCTCTCCATGTAGAGGCTCCCGTCACTACCGAGCACGACGAAACTCTCCTTGAACAGGTAGGCACCCGTCAAGCCCGTGCCGGATCCGACCGCGACATTCGGCGGTGAAATAGGTGGACGCGGCACCATCACCCTGACCGTCCCCTCCGGGTCGATCACGAGATTGCGCGACGGGCTATTGACCATCGCGACCCACTGATTCAGGACAGCGAATTGCGGCTTCCGGGTGGTCGCGAGCGTCACCCCGGTCGGCAAGGTCAAGGCGGTGGCGGTGCCCGTAGTCGGATCGATCTTGTAGAGGGTTGCGCCGCCTTGTGCGAGGTAGAAGCTCATTACGTCCGCTCCAACAAGACGCCCATCTTGCCCGTGAAGTTATCCGTGACCACCTTCGACCACGTGCCGCTCGACTTGCGGAGGATGAAGCCGTCCCCCGCGCCGACCGCGGTCGCCTGCACGCAGAAGAAGAGATCCGCGCCGAACAGGATGGCCTGCCCAACGGGCTGCGCGACCCCCGCGGAATCCGAGCTATCCACGTCGCGGTCCGTGCCCCACGTCGTGCCATCGAAGGACCGAATGTGCAGGATGTCCGTGCCGCCGTCGCTGAACAGCATGTAGTAGAGAGACGTGCCATACACGATGAGGCTCGCCGCGTAGTCGATGCCGCTGGTGGTGGTCGCGATATCGCTGGCGGCATACGTGCCCACCGAGGCCGACCGCACGTAGACGCCCGCATCGTAGGTCGCACTCCCGCGAATACCGACGTAGAGCAACCCATTGAACACCGCCATCGAGCGCACGTACCCGGGGAGGGTGGCCGTATCCGTCGTCCAGGTAGCGTCCGTGTCGGGGTAGCACCGGACGATCTTCCCCACATCCGCAGTGCCGTCTCCGCGATCCATCCCCACCCACAACTGCCCGTTATACCAGCACAGCACGGTGGGCACGCCGCCCGTCACGGCGCCCGTCCCGAAGCCAAAGGTGGTGGCGACCTGCTTGACGGCGCCCGTCACAAGATTCAACGACAGCACGCGCCCATTGTAGGGGCTGCCGTTCACCGGGTCGTGGACGGCGAAGTAGATCGTGCCGTTGGCCTCCAACATATCCGTGACGGTGAAGGGGTAGTTGCCATCGCTGGAGGAGGCGCCGATCCCGATGGACAAGAGGGTGGCCGCGGTCGTGCCATCCCACGCGCAGATCGGCATGGCGGTGTTGTTGGCAGGCGTCACCAGGTCGCTGGTGTGGGCCGCTCCCGGATAGAGGATGTAGTTTTGGCGACTCGCCATGCGGCGTTCGCCGCCAGACGCCGCGGACCCAATCTGTTGGTAGCTCGCGCCGTTCGCGATGGCGGCGATCGGGGTGGCGATGTTCGCCCACGTAGTGCCGTTCGTGGTCTTGGCCCACCGGTCGGCATCGAGCGTGCCGAGCGACGCGTAGAGCGTGCGGGTGTAGGTGGTCTTGAGGGGCATGCCGATCACCCCGAGGATAGCGCCGGCCAGCGCGGTGGTGAGGGCGGCGATCCCGCCCCGCTGGGTAAGCGCCCCGACCCCACCTGCCGCGGCATCCGGCACCATCTCGGCGTTCTGCAACTGGGTCGCCTCATTATCCGCCATCTGGAGCGGATCCTTGACGAGGTTGACCCCGCCGCCGCCGATGCTGTAATTGACGAGCGTGCCCGCCACGTTAGTCCCCCACCCGCGCCACACTCACCATGATCGACGGGATCTTCGCCTCCCCTACGGGGCTCGACGCGATCAACCCGCCGCCCTTCGAGAGCGTGTCACAGGACATCATGATCTTGAGCACATCCCCGTCTCGAAAAGCCGCCACACAATTCGCTACCACCACCTTGGTGTCCGTCGTCAGCGTCACGGAGTTGCTCACATTGGTGTTAGGGATATCCGCGCCGTTTTTCCGCAGCCAGAGGTTCACGACCAGATGCGCGTTGCTCGTCTCTCCAACCTGCCCCCCGAAGATGATCAGATAGATGCCCGCGCGCAAGAAGGTGATATCCCCGGTCGCCGCCAGTACGAAATCCCCCGACTGGCCGTCGAGGGTGTTCAGCGTGACCTGCACGGGGGTCGTCGCGCTGGGCTGTTGATTCGTCGAGTCCGACGCCTGCAAAAACACCGCGGGTGGCGCCCAGAAGGGGTGGGTGCCCCGTTCCGCGGCGTTCATCAAATCGAGAAATGTCATCGCGGGCATCTAGGTATCCTCCCTGAACGGCACACGGCCATCCCCCTCAACGACTTACCACCACGCTTCGAACAGGCTCGGCACGATCTCCGGCTCTTGCGTCTGCCGTGGCGTGAGCCGCACGAGGAGATTCTGCTTCTCCGTGGCGTAGATCGCGAGCCAATTCGGGTCGGGGCTGCGATCCTCGCGCTGCTTGGAGCGGGCGTAGGCCACACACCAGGCGATCAGGGCGTTATCCGCCTCCCCCGGGATGGGGTTGTCGCCCGAGCTGGTCAGGAGCGCCTGCACCGGGATGTAAACGAAACGCAGGGAGATGGCGGTGCTCACCTTGGGGGCCGTGAGCACCGTCGGCGCAGCAACCGGCGCCCCGGCCTGCGTCAAGGTGTAGTTGATCCGCAGCCCCCCGCTCGGAGTCTGGCTGGTGAGCATCCGCGCGTTGATGAAGTCCGGCGAGTTGTAATCCCGCGGCTGGAACAGCACCAGCCCGCTCGCGCCGGACGACGTCGTGTCCAGCGGCTCAATGAGGAGCACCCGGAAGCACGCGGCCGGCACCCCCGTGAGCGAGGTGGCATCCACCGCCAGGCTCACGTTGGTGATATCGAGCACCTGGAAGTGCTCCTGGTTCAGGTCGATGACCGCCCCCCACAGGTCGCGAATCCCGTGGTTGATGATCGCGATCAGTTCGGCGCTCGACCAGTAGGAGGCCGTCACCTCCTTGAGATGGAGGCGCGCTTGCGATTCGATGGACGAGAGCGCGGTGGCCATCTACCTGTTACTGGAGTGAGGCGCCAGCGTAGGCCGACACGGTCGCGTTGAGTTTCTCGTATGCCTCGATGTGGATGACGCCGATGATCCCGGCGTTCGTAATCGCGATGTCCAGGTTCCCACCCGCGACCATCGCGTAGCCTTTTGGTCCGAAGTCCCACACAACTGGCACGATGCCCTGGCCGGTTGTCGCAGGAGTGATCTCGTCCGCGTAGACGGCAATCGCGACGCCCGCATCATCCGTGAACGTGACGATCCCGGTGTCAAAGTGCGTGGTGATCGACAGCATGATCTTCTGAATGAAGATGCTGTGCTTCGCCGACTTGGCCGCGATGGCGTTGGCGAACGCCGTGGAGGCGACCAGGATATTCACATCGGTGGTCTTGTCCGAGTACTGCCGACGGTAGAATGCGTAGTCGCCCATGGTGCTTGTCCTTCTGGAAGTGCGGCCTTACACCGCGTGGTAGAGTTTCGAGCGGTCCGTCGTTTCGAGCCCGTACATCAAGCACCCGGGCGGAATGACGATCTCCGGCACGGGGCGTACTCGCAGCGTGGTCATCCCCACATTGTCCAGCGTGGCCAGCATCGACCGTCCGCGCACGGCCACCTCGATGCCCCTCGCCTGCGCCTGCGCGATCCACCAGTTCGCACTACTGATCTGGTGCTGATACGCCGGGTGACTCATCCGCCAGCCGAACAGTTCGATGCGCTCAAACTCCTGGTAGATGGCCAGCGCGAGCATCCAATCCAGCGTCGAGCAGAACAGCCGGGTGCCGCCGAACGCCGCCCGCACCGGGGTCGCCGGATACGCCACACTGCTGGGCATGGCGGGATCCACCACCCACCGGTAGATCGGCTTCGTCTGCTGGCAGAGCCACCCGTAGCCCTTGATGCGCCGCCCCTGGATGTGCTCCGTGGAGTGGAGATCGAACCACTCCGTCCACCCCTGGAAGCGCTGATACACCATCGCGGCACGATAGAGGTTGTTCAGGCCCCAGCGGTGGGCGCCCTCGGGCCGCGGCGGACAGGCGATCTGGGTGGGGGTGCCGCCCATGAGTTGCACGAGCCTCATAGGGGTGGGCCTCCGTACCCATACAGATAGTCCGCCTGACACATCTGCGCCTCCGGGGGGAGGTTCACCTCGATCCCCGCTTGTCGGGCGCGCCCAATCCAGTAGTGCATGGCCGGCCGCTCGAATTCGTACTTCCGGCCTGCGAGCCCACCGCGTCCAAACGCATACCCACACAAGTCGATGCGCTCGAACTGCTCGTAGATCGCCAGCGCCATCATCCACACCGCCTGATGGGTGAAGAAGGTCTCCTGCTCCGTGGCGCTGATTCGAAAATGCTCTTGCAACTCCGGGCCAGGGAAGCGCACACAGCCGGGGATGCGATCATCCACCTCCAGGAGGTAGATCGGCCGGAACCCATCCTGCCGCAGATACCACGGAATCGCGCTGGGGTGCCGCTCGCGGATATGCCGCATGCTATGCACGTTGAACCACCGCGTCCACGTCTTCAGGGCCGGCTTGAACCCCAATCGCATGTAGGTGCGCGGGTCGTTCGCACACCAGCGTTCGGCACCCAGCGCGACGTTATCCGGGGTGGCCTTGATGTTCACCCTCGAGCCGCCGATAAACTGGACGATCTTACGAGGTTTCGTAGCCATACAACGGACCTGTGTAGGTGGTGGGGTCGCCGGCCTCTCCGTAGGAGGCGTCCGGCCCTCCGAGCGACGCGGGCGGGATGATCACCTCGATGCCTCGCCGCCGCGCCTCCTCAATCCAGTAGAAGAAGCAGGGGCGCTGCGCCGCGTATTCCGCACCCTTCTGCATCTGGTGCCCCCACAGTTCGATGCGGTCGAACCCCTCCAGAATCGCCAGTGCCATGAGCCACGCATTCGAGCAGGTGAAGTAGCGTTGGGGCTGACCGTTCGCCCCGAAATACCGCTGCACCGCCTCGCGCGGGAAGGCGACACTTCCTGGGATGGTCGGGTCCACCTCCTGGAGGTAGATGGGCTTCGTTTGCGTCCGATACCACGCGACCCCCTCGGGATAGGTGCGCTGCATGTGCGACGGGCTGTGCAGATTGAACCACCGGGTCCACTCTCCGAGCACCCGCTTGCAGGTGAACCGATACCGCTGGTGGTAGTTCAGGCACCAGACCTCCTCGTCGGCCCGACGTCGCGGGGCCAGCGGGAGGTTGTGCGACACGCCGTAGAGGCGCACGACCCTCATGTCAGCACGACCACCGGTTTCGTTGTCTCGTACCCATAGAGAGGGCCGACATACGTCGTCGGGTCTCCCGGCTCACCAAACTCCACGCCCGGAGGCACCCACACCTCAATACCCGCGGCTCGCATCCGCTCTACCCAGTAGGCGCAACACGGTCGTTCGAATGCGTGCTGCCACGTCCGGCGCAACTCGAACCCCCACAGGTCGATTCGGTCAACCGGCTGGCCATGCGTATGTTCATACCACGCCAGCACCAAGGCCCATGGAAGCGAGAACGTGAAGAATCGCGTCCCACACCAGTCCAGGAGCCTCTGCCCCGGAAACGCCACCTGGCCCGGGGTCCGCAGGTCCGCATCCCGCATGAACACCGGCTTGCCCTGATCCTCCCGATGTGTCTGCGCCCACCACGAGGGATACGTCCGGTAGATGTGCTCCGTGGAATGCAGGTTGAACCACCGCGTCCAGGTGGTGAGCGCCGCGGGAAGCCCCTTGGCCCGATAGGCCCGCGGGTTGTTGAAGCACCACCGCTCCGCCCCGATGTCCGGGGTCAGCGCCAGGTTGGGCGCCGCCCCGAGCATCTGGATGATCCGTCCAGCCACTTACACCGTCGAGAAGCGGGTCGTGGGATCCGTCGCGGCCACGCTTGCGCCAGAGAACGCATACACGTTGGTCGCGATGTCTTCCACTTCGAACCAGTCGCCCTTCGTGCCCCCTCCCGCGAGCAACGTGCCCGTGAAGGTGTTGTCGCCAGCGACCACCGGGAAGAAGTCGGCCGTGGCGGCTGCCGTATCACCCGTATCGTTCTGGGTATACCCACCAATGAAGGTCGCGCCGTTCGCGCTGCACGTGATGATGTACGACCCGGAAGTGAGCGTGGTCTGCACCACGAAGCGGAACTTGTTGCCCGAGCCGGTCGCCGCGGGCAGCGTGGAGGCGAATCCCGCGACCGCATTCAGGAGGATGGTTCGCGCGTTGTGCAGCGCCTCGGTGACGGTCAACGTGGCCGCCCCGTTCACGGGCATCGCACCGGCTGCGACAATCTGTCGCACCTTGCTGTTCACGCGGTCGTAGTACTTGAGGGTGCCGTCGATCGCGTCGCATACGAACGGAACGACGTTCGCGGCCGAGTCGTCCTTGAGCTGGTTGGCCAGCGCGGTGGCCGCATTCCCTGCCGCGGCTGCGCCGATGTTTTCAATGTATTTCGTCGCCATTGGACATTCCTGTCATGAAAAAGAGGGGCGGCAGGCCCAGCCACCACCCCTCAGGGTCTCGTTGCGTCTTACAGCGGATCGCCGATGATGAGGAAGCCGCTGGGCGTGTCCGCCGAGCTGGCATCCTTCTGCGTGGTGGAACTCACCGGATCGGTGTACGCCTTGGCCACGATACCCGCCGCCATGGCCAGCCCACCCGGATAGAACAGCGTCGCGATGTCCTGCGAGCCGATGAACGGCAACACCACTCGCGTGTCGCTCGCGGTGGATAGCACCGCCGAGGCGTCATCCGTCGCGTCATCGATCAGGTAGAGGTACGTATCGACCCCGGTGGCCAGCTTTCGGGCAAACACCCCGTAGATGGTGGCCGGGAACCCCATGACGACCACGCCCGAGGCATCATCAACATCGGTCGCCTGAAAAGGCGCGAAAAAGAGGTTCGGGTTGCCCTTGAACTGCGCGAGATGCGCCTTCAGGGCCGCGAACTGATTGGCGACCACCTGCGGAATTCCGAAGGGGGTCGTGGTGCTCTGCCCGGAGAGGGCGACTTTCGCCTCCTGCCAGGCGAGATTTGCGTTGACGGTCGTGAGTGCCATGGAAGTAGAATCCTCGCCGGTGCGCGTAACGGTCTAGCCGTGACCGCGCCCGCTCATCCAGAGGGTTAGGACGCCTTTGCCGGAATGGCCCGTGGCGTCACAGACGGTGTGCTGCGTGCGTGCTGATTGCGCGCACCGAGTCGTGCTTGCATCGATCGCCATGCGTCGCGACCCCGATGGTAGAACGACTCCTTGAGATCACGGTGCGCCTTCTGCTCCTGAGCGGCGTCGGCCGCATCCAGCGTGTTGGCCAACCGTTCGAGCTTCTCGCCCGCATCGCGGAGGGTCGCGGTCGGCCCGCCCGTGATGGCCCACGTATCCCGCGCCCGCAATTGCGCGAACAACGTCGCCGATCCCCACGACCCGGACGCCTTGAGATGCCCGACCGGCAGCAGTCCGTATTCGTAGAGCATATTGGTATCGGGGTGCCGATTATCCAACATCGCGACGTCCCCCAGCCCGCGGGTGTAGTGCCGCCGCCTCGCCAACAGATATCGTCGCGTGAAGCGGCTGGGCACCACGACCAGCGCCGAGTCGAACGCCTGCAACTCGGTCAGGAACCCGGCCGGAGGCGCTTCCAGATTGAAGCGATTCACGTCGGGGATCCAGTTCGCGTGCGTAGGTGCGATGTCCATCACTGGATGTCAAAGGGCGCGGTGGTGGTCCCGACATGCGCATCTGACGCGCGTGGAATGGTCTTCCCACGCACGATGATCTTCAAGGTGGCGTCTTCCAGCACGTCTTCGAGGGGCGTGCGGGTGAGCTTCTCACTCTGCTCCAGGAAGCTGATGTCGTGCCAGGATTTCGCGTGCTTCGCCTTCGGATCCACAAACCCAATCAACGACCGGAAGTCACTCGGGTCGGTCGCGTCCTCGCTGCCCATCAGGACGTTCTGGTTCAGGGCGAAGGGCACCACCTGCGTGGGTACCATCGTGATGACCCCCGGGATGCGCACCCCCGCGGGCGTGTAATTCGCGGGCACGTTGATCCGCTGCCCGTCGTAGATGATCTCCAGCGGCTTGCTGGTGCGGTTGACCGCCTCGATCTGCTCGAAGAAAATGCCCATAACGACTGCCCCCTCCTACAGGGTGGTTGGCCGATGGCCGGACTCGAACCGGCGACCTGTCGCCTACAATGCAACACTCTACCCGCTGAGCTACATCGGCCGGACAGCCCAAAAGGGCCAGCCGCACGAGGCGACTGACCCGATCAGGTTATGTATCCAAAGGACGCTAAGTCCTTTAGAATCAGATCATTCCGAACGGACAACCACAAGGGTCGCGCCGGTCACACCATCCCACCGCGCGTTGAACCCCGGATTCGTGCAGAAGTACTGCTTCCACGAATACCACCAGGCTTCGAAGGCGTGCTTGGCGCTCGTGCCGGACCCGTCGCGCTGCCAGATCGAGCCATCGCGGTCCTCGAACTTGCCGTCGTCGCCGACATACTTCTTGAAGCCCGACTGCTTCGTATCCAGGAAGTAGACCTGGCCCAGACCCACCGACCGCACCGCCTTGACCGTGACCTCACCAAGGGACAGATCCCCCTGCTTCATCGCGACCGTGCCGCCGTTCGGGTTCTGGAGGTTGGTGCCGCTGTAGCGACGATCCGCATTCAGCAACTTGATGTACTCACGCCGCACGCTGTGGTGCATGACCATCGTGTCGATCTCGCCGCCGAGCTTCTGGTTCACGACGTCCGCCGTGCGCTGCGCCAGGTCGAGGGAGAACGCCCCGGCGCTGGACACGACATACGACTTCAGGGACGGCGCATCGCTGCGGAGGATCCCGAAGTAGTTGTCGCGGTTCGTGCCATCGTCGATCAGCGCCGGCAGGCCCCAGAACGCGGCCTCGTAGCTGGTATCGAGCACGCTGGTGACGGAGGCGTTCGCCGCCTGCACCAGGTAGTCGTTGGTGCCCCACGCGGCATTGATGCTCGCGGCCGTGGTGACATCGCTGCCATCCGAGTTGACCGCGCTCACCTGGGAGATGCCCGCTCGGAGCGCACCCGTGGTCGGGTTCACCGCGCCCACGAACATGTCCTTCTGGACGTAGCGATTGCCGAACGATCCGCCCGCCGAGCCGATATTGCCGGGACGATCCAAGTCCAGATCGGTCGAGGTGGAGGGGTCATCCGTCAGGAGGGCGAGAATGCCGCGACCATCCGTCGCGAGGGCAAACTCCTCCCGATAGGCAATGTCATCCACCAACCGGGTCTTCTCGTCCGCCATCGCATTCGCATACGACGCTTCCGAGCGGTTGTAGAACTCCATCGCTTCCGCCGTCATGTAGAGCCGCGCCATCATCTTGCGGATGTCGATGCGCCCCTTCACGTGTCGCTGCGCGCCAGCCGAGGCAAACGCCCCGCCTTCACGCACGAACATCGGGGACACATTCCTCCCGGTGTGATGCGCCCAGATATGCCCGCCGCCGCCGAGGTATTCCGCGTCGGTCGCCTCAGCCTCGAAGAATTCCTTGAGGGGGAACTTGTTGTTGACCCCCTCCGAGACGCCCTTCTCGAAAACGTCCTTCTCCAAACCAGAGAGGACGGTCGTGTCTACGCCTGCCATGTTGTGACTCCAGAGCGGCCGGGCGCGTTACGCGTTCGCGTTCGCGTTCCGTGCCGCGATGAGGGCGTCCTTGAACGCCTGCTTGTCGTTGAGATCCACCTTGGGGGTCGTCCCGGCAGGAAGCTGCCGTGTGCGTTCGCCCCTCGGCACTGGTCGCGTCGTGCGTTGGACAGTGGTGGCGGTGAGTTTGCGTCGCGCGGGTTCGAACCAATCGTCGAGGTAGTTCTTGACGAACTCCGCCACGAGTGTCTTGTCGCCGCGTTCGTGTCGCGTGAGGAAGTTCGTGGCGTCCGGCGCGTCACCCGCCTGGGTGGCTCGCGCTCGCGCCTGTGCGGCCTGCTCCGCTTCCTCGATGTAGGCGGATCGGATGCGCTGCGTCTGGCGCGGGGTCAGTTTCTCAATCCCCATCGCCTTCGCGATCTCGGTTTCCGCCGACTCCAGCATGCCGAGCGCGTGGCGCTCCCACTGGGCCGAGGATGCCGAGCGCGCGGTGTTCGCCGCGTCCATCACGTCTTCGAGTTGTTCGGCCGTGAACTTCTCCAGGTGCTTGAGACCTGGCACGAGTTTATACAACGCGGCGCGAAGCTGCTCTTCTTCGGCCGCGGCCGGATCCTGTGGTTGGACACCCGCGAGGGCTCGCACCCGCGCGCGTTCCGACTCCAGGTCGCCTTCTGCCTTGACCGCTCGCTGCTCCGCCGCCGTGAGCCGCTGTCCTTGTTCGTTCAGGCGTGTGCGCGGAATCCAATCCGACCGATCCTCCTTGAAGGAAAAGGTCTTGTCCGCCACCGGGGGTGTCACTACTGGCGCGATACTCCCGCCAGAGGGAGGAGGTGTCACCGGGGGTGTTACTGATCCTGAACCCGAATCGACGACGTCGTTTGCCATGATCTTCAACCCTTGGTATCGCGGTCTGGTTCCGCGGTGGAAATTGGCGTGTTTGCCACGATCGAGGTGTTACTTCTCTAGTGTATCCTGCTGGCACGAAGTGTGCAAGCCGCTATCCCTTGTTGACAACGAACCCCATCCGCATCCGCCAGCGGTAGACCTCCCGGCATGACCACGAGCAAAACCTCATCGACATGGAGGCCGTATGCCGTGCGCCGCACATCCAGCACACACGCGTCCCTTCCCCGTGCTCCATTACGACACCCCCTGTGGTTTCGCGGCGTGGTTGCCGGCGTTCTGCGACCCGCCCGACTCGTGGTTGCTGTTGCTCATGGCCTGACCGGCGCCACCGGGTTTCGGGGGGCCAGCCTGCGCCTGCGCCTGTTGCATCTGGATCTGGGCGAGTGCCCCATCCATCTCGGTGAGATGGGCCACCAGGAGCGCCTCTAGCGCGGGGTTCTGGCTGACCATCTCGATGACCTTGTCGCTGTTGGCCCACTTCAGGAATTCCTGCTTGTGGATGGGCGCCGAGAACCACGGCTTCCACGCGAGAGGCGTGAATTTCGTGGGGCTAGGCGGCGGGGGCAGCATTGCGGCGGGGTCGGGAGCTGGCGCGGGCATCGGCTGCCCATCCGGGCCGGCGACGGTCGGTTCCGGTGGTGGCGGGATCGCGGCCACCTGTTGCTGATACTGCATGACCGCCTGTTGCGCCTGCTGCATGGATTGTTGTTGCGCCTCGGGATTCTGCGCCCACTCCTCGAACGCCTGCTGCTTGCGGAGCGCGGCCTGCATGTGAATGTCAAGCGACGGGGCCAGGTCCGTCTGGCCGAACTTCTGGAAGACGCGATACCGCTGATCGGGGTCGTTCGGATCCAGGAAGCGCAACGAATTGAGGTGCTCGATGGAGGCCCGCATCCCGAGGGTCGTCTTGGGCGTCATCGACCCATCCTCGACCACCACCGAGAAGGATCCCTGGAGATCCGCGTTCTTGAACATCTTGTGGGTCCAGGTGCGGGCCGGGCTCAACACATTCCGGGTGCGCTCATCGGGGCCGAACTCCCGCTCCAGCTCGAGCGCGAACTTATACCAGGACTTGTAGAGGTTGCCGCGCGCCTTGAAGGCGGTCGCGAATCGCGACTGACTCCGTTCCACCAGAAGTTGCATCGCGGAGAACGCTTCTACGCCCGCTGGCTTCGATCCCTTGACGATATCGTATGTCCCGAGCCCCTCCTCGATATCCTTGAGATACATCTCCCGCACCTGGAACATCCACGCGCCAGGGCCGATGCCATCCAGGCGTTCAGGTTTAGCGGACCCGCCAACAGTAAGAGGGTTCCACTTGACGACGAGGCCCGGCTCTCCCGTGAATTTCTCAATTTCCGCCCCCTTCGGTACGAGCCACAGCGGGTTCGCCGTCCGCTGAATGATCATCTGCATCATCGAGTCGAGTTGGTTGAGCTGGTTCTGCTTGGGGATGATCGAGTCCAGGGGCGAGGTGCCATAGACGCGTCCGCCTCGTTGTTCGAACGCGGCGTGGTCGAAGGTGAACACCGGCTGTCCCGTCGCGTCTACATACGGGAGCGGGCCAGGAATGGCCTCGTCCTCCTCCAGATGGAGGATGATCGGCGCGTTGTCCCCCACCACCCTGAACACGAGCCCCTTGGGGTATTGGTCACACGGCCGGATCCAATGCTCATACTCGGAGATGCCCAACTCCTCGGAGGCGCCACCCGCGACACCCAAGAAGGGCGCCACCCCCAGGTCACTGTGGAAGGGCAACGATCGGAACAACTGCAACGACTGCTCGCTCGGCGCCTTGCCCCACTTGATGTGGGCGACCTGCGGCTTCAGCACGGGGTTGTGCTCGTAGTAATCCTTCGACCGCCAGCGCAAGCGGATAACGTAGGGCACGTCCGCGAAGCGCGCATAGGTATTCGGGAAGGCCAGTTCGAAAGGGCTCAACGCGCAGGTTACGCCCTTCCCCTGGGGGAGGTAGTCCACCTTGGGGGCGCCTGTCTCGGGGTCGATGGCGGGGGTCAGATCGGGCGACCCGCACTCCGGGCAGGTGTGGCCGGCGTCCGTGGTGGTGGCATCCACCGGACTGACCGCCTGGCACATCTGACACTGCTCGTAGGGCACCTCGGTGGAGCCGTGCTTGATGTCCCGTTCGAGGTAGGTGTGGAGGAACACGTTGCCGCACACGATGAACCAGAAGTCGCCCTCGTTCATGACGGCGTCCATGTCATGCTCCTCGTGCAGGAGGGGCGACAGTTCATCGCCGACCGCGGCCACCGCGACGTTCTCGGGGTTCGCGCCCACGGGGCGCACATTCACCCCGATGTTGACAGACGCCAGCATCGCGCGCAACGCTTGGGTGCCTTCGCCCACCTTGTTGGTGACCGGCTTGGGCACCCACTTGGCCAGCCGCACATCCCGCCACTCGTTTGACTTCTGGACGTAGGTGATCCAGTGGCGGTTATTGACGTAGTGGAGATTCCGCATCCAGGTGCGTTCCCAGATCCACCGGTTGTCGAAGCTCTCCTTCTTGTGGCGTTTATGCAGATCGAGCAGCGTGTCGTCGTCCATGTCCTCCGCGGGCGGGGCCATCGGGGCCATCCTCCCACCAGCACCCCCCGAGAGAGGGGGTTTCGGGGCAGGCGCCCTCCGTTCGAGGGGCAGTCCGGTCATGTCAGCCATCTATTTGGTCTCGGCGAAACGCGGCATCAAACTGAAGTCCACCGCGGGTGCGGGTTGTCCCACCTCCGCCCCCTCCCCCAGATCACTGAACGGGTCGTTCTGCGGATTGAGCGCCTCATCCGGCTGGAAGGTGGGGACGAACTCCGGCACCGCGATCTTCGTGCCCAGCGCGGCGTAGATCAACTGGCCTCGCTCGCGCTCGACCTGGGTGAGGCGGTGCTTGAACCAGTCCAGATCGGAGCGCAATCGCGTATTCTCCTGCGTGAGGCGGTTGACACACGCCTCGCTCGCCCCCAGCGCCGTTCGGAGGGTGGCCCGCTTCTCCGCGGCGTCCTCCAGCATCTTCCCAATCGCGTTACTGATCCACATATCCAGCCCCTCCAGGCGTTAGTAGAGCGCCCCGCTGCCATCCGAGTCGAGTCCGTCGTTCTGCCAGAAGTCTTTGATCGGATATCCCGCCTCCTCCGGTTGGAGGTCCACACCATGCTTCCGCCGCTGGGTGTGCTCCCGCTGGAGGGTGAGATCGTGCCGCGTCTTGTCGTCAAACGCCGCCCACCGCGCGTGCTCGGCATCCGTCATGGCTGGCTCACTCGCCTCGGGTAGTTCGGGCCACGCCATCAGGGCGTAGCGGATCGCATCCGGCAACTCATCCTTCAGCTTGAACACCTGCTCAACCAGGCGCTTTTCGCCCGTGGTCGGCTTCGTATTCTCCGCATACCGATACGCCCCACACTGCTCGATCGTGCGCGGCACTGTGTAGGCGAACTTGAGCTTCCGGGTGATCAGCCAGGACTGCATGCGCTGGATGCCCACCTCCTGCTTGCTCTCGGCCGGCACCACCCCGGTCCCCTTCAGGCCCCACTCCAGGCGTAGCTGGAGGGCATTCTTGTTGCCCGCGAACACCTTGTCGGGCCACCGTGTCAGTCCGAGCTTGACCCAGATGTCGTCGTGCGCCTGGGAATTTGCCTTCATCCGCTCCAGGTACTCGGCTACAACGACAAGCCCCTGCTCTGTAACCACAATAAGCACGGCCCCAAAGGGATGATCCGCGCCCTCGTCCAGTCCGATAAGGACTTTGCGCTGCGGGGAGATCGCGGGCCATTCGGGAATGAATCGTCGAACGGCCTCGTCGTCGGCCAGCACGTTCTCGCGGATGCGTTGGCCGTAGATGAGCCCTTGGGCGTTGGATCGTTCACTCTCATACTCCTGGGCGAAAAACTCGGGGGTGCTGGTTCGGCGCGCCGCCTCCACCTCCTCCCGCATCACCTGATTCGTGCGGAATAGCGGGTTGTCCAGGGTCTTCCAGCGCGCGGCCCAGTAGCCCCGCTCCTTGTAAACGAGAGCGCGCCGCTCCAGCATCTCGTAGGTCCAGTCGTACCCCAGCACGGTGGTGCTCGCGATGGCCACCCCGCCCGCCTTGATCAGCATGGGGACGCCGACGTGCCAGGCGCGCTCGGGGCACTGCGCCGCCTCGTCGTACCACATGCCGCCCACCCCGTGAGGGCCGCGTGCGCGCTCCGGGTCTTCGAGCGACCGAAAGGCGACCTTTGCCCCATTCTTGAGGGTGATCTCGGCGTGCTCGGCATCCCACCGGGCGATCCAATCAGGATGGAGGAGGCCCACCAACGTCGGGAACGTCGAATCCCACAACAGTTTGTAGGTCGCGCCCATCACCCACCAGAGCGCACCCGGGATCATCAGCTCTTCCCGAACGGCATGCGCCGCCACCAGCGTCTTGCCACCACCACGCCCCGCCAGCAACAAGAATCGCTTGAACGCGCGCGGGGCGGTCAAATTCCCCCAGCGGCCGTTCGACGCCCCGCCACACTTCCCGCAGGTGAACAGCCCCATCTCGTCCATCGCGCCCATCGTGCGACACGCCAGACAGAAGCGCATGCGGCGCGCGCGCATGAACCGCTGTTGCTGCTCCATGTAGAGGAGCGGCTCCTCTAGGAGGGCGCCACAGCCGGGCGGGAGTTTGGTGGCGGCCATTACGCGGCGTGCGTGGTCTTCTTCAACCCTCTGAGGGAGGCGGGCTCGCCCTTCGCTTTGCGCGCCTCGCTCAAGGCGATCGCGATCGCCTGCTTACGCGACGTCACCTTGGGTCCATGCTTCGACCCGCTGTGCAACCCGCCAGCCTTGAAGCGATGCATCTCCGCGCCCACCGACGTGAAGGGCATGCTATTTCCCCGCTTTCGCGGCGATCACCGTGCGCACAATGGCGCGTAGGGCTTCGGGATGTCCCGCGGCCCAGCTCGCGCCCTTGACCAGTTGCGTCGCCATCCACGTCCACATCATGCTATCCCTCGTCCGCTTCCGGGTGACTCCACGACCACGACGTCTCCGGCTCCACCGCAATCCCCATCGCCCGCAGCATCCGGCGATCCATCCAGGTGAGCACCCAGGGGTGCTTCGGGGCCGGTGTCGGGATGATGAGCGGGGGTCGGGGCGGTAGATCGGGCGTCCACAGGGGCATCGAGATCCGCCTCCAGCTCCAGATATGCGGGTAGCCCCCCTATTTGGTCCTCGTCGATATCGGGTCGCTGATCGCTCGCGCCCACCGCCGGCATCACCACCTGGATGGCCACCACCGACAGCGCCGCCGTCCCCTCCTGCTTGATGACCTCGTGTGTCTTGAACACCCCGCGGCCCTTGGCTGCCGCGATGGTCATCTCGTGGGTTTGCCAGTTGGTCATCTCGCCATCCAGCGCGGCGTTGATGTTCCGCACGACCTTCCGGTCCACATTGATGGCCAGCTCCGCCTCCAGATCAACGGGCTCATCGTCGTCGTCTAGCCAGCCGTTCTTCCGACCGATGTAGACGAGTTGGCGGATGGCCGCCTCCGTCCGACCCAGGCGTTTGGCAATCTCCCGCCCCGATCGCCCCGCGGCCCGCATCACCACGATCTGTTCGACGGTCTTGCGATTCCGGGAGTCGGGTGGCCGATGCCAGTATTGCTGTTTGGGGTCGCCCTCGGGGGGTGCCCCGGTGAGTAGTGGTAGCGGGGAGCCTGACGGGGCCGCTGTCGCCGAGGTGGAAGGAGGGGGTCCACCCAGCGCCATCAGGAGCCCTGTGTTGACGACAGGTAGCTCGGGGGCTGTTTTGCGCGACTTGTGTGACTTACTCGTCGAATGCGGCACGTCCGTCAGGCCCCCCATCTTCTAGAATACTGTGGATGGTATGCCCCTTGCAACCCCTCTCGACATGTCTGATTCGCCGTTCACCCGTCCCGAGCCCCTCCTCCCTCCCTCGAACCTCCGCATCGTCCTGGAGCACACCCGCGGCCCCCACAAGGGGCTCCTCCAGATCATGGGCACCACCGCCCAATTCGGCGGGGAGGTGATCCCCGCCCGCACGGATGCGTTCACCATCCAGCCGGGCACCCGGCGGGGCATGGCTGGTCTCATCCGCGTCACCCGCCGCATGACCCTCTACCGCGAGATCGACAGCCCGGACCCCGGCAATTTCATCGACCGGAGCCGACAACGATGACCTTCACCCCAGTACATGACCATGAATGGGTCCAGCCCGTTCGTCGCGCCTACCAAATGGGGTGCTGCGACTGTGGCCTCGTCCACCGCCTGAACTTTCGGATTCGGGCGGGTCACATCCAGTTCCAACCCTGGCGGGATCCCCGCGCAACCACCCAGAATCGGCGTCGCCGTGCGACCCTCGCGGCGGGAGAACCGATCTTGAAAAGCCTTTAGACACCATTTAAGGGCCACGAAAGGCCAATGATTCGGGCCTTATTCCCCAAATTTAATGGTGTCCCCTTATAAGAGGGTTCCCCTTCACGCAGGGTTTCGGTGCCTGCGCTGGAGGGGGCCTGACCCTCTGGCGGAAGGCGGGGCCGCAGGCGGCATCCCCGAGGAGGTGCTAGCCCTCCGAGGGGTGGGTCCAGGCCCCTCACGCCTCTGTCCGAGGAACGTACACGTCTTCCGAACCTGTCGATGCGCGCCCCCTCCCTCGACACGTCCAGAAACGGGCCACGGTGATCCGTTTCGCGCGGTCGCCCCTGTCGTAACCCCACTACGACTCCAGCCCTCCCTCCAGCCCTCTCCATAGCCCCCACCCTCTCAACCACCACCCCCACAACAGGTTGCCGCCTCTCGCGGGCGGCCATCCCCCCGGACATCCACGACCCCCTCGACGCTCGACGACCCGAGGGCCAGAGCCAGACGGGGCCGGAATAGGTCGCAGAATTTTGCGCAGGAATGCATCAGGGGCGAGAGGGATGGCGATTTTGCGCACAGACCGCACCCCGGCGTGCCACCTCAATTCGCGCGGGGTCTCCCCCCTACCCGGTGCTGCATGTGGGTGCGCGTCCAGAAACGAGGGCTGTTGGCGTAGGGTTCTGGCAGATGCCCTAGCTAGTGGTTGGGTAATTACGCGCATATCCACGCACCTACTACGCCTACCCAAGATGGGTAGGTACCTACCCACATCGATGCGCGCCTCGACCTCGAGTGCCATTACGCGCATTCAGGATCCGCCTCCATGCAATTACATGCATAGAGCCAATAGCTCGATGAGGGCGGGATGTGAGTGGGTGGCAGGCAGAAGTGCGGTTATCTGAGTCCCCACCACTCACATCTCGTCACTGTCCTCAGTAGGGGACACACATCTCTATGCATCAGCCCGATCGTCACGGTGCGGGCCAGTCGCCCCGTGACGCGACAAAAGGCCCTCGCGACGGCGACTCTCAGACACGTTGGAGGAGCGACGAGAATGTAAGTCGTGGTGGAGGCGCGAGTTAGCGTCGGGGTGGCGTTGGCATGTGCCGTGCTATAGGGAGGGCATGATAACACTCACCTTTCACACAGACGGCACCATCGGCATTTTTGCCACGAACAATGGTGTCACGATAAACGCCATGGCCCCGATCAATCAGATACAGGCCGTTGTACCGATAGCGACGTTCGAGACGCTACGAGACCGACTGATTTCCTTTCTGGAGGCGACACTCCCCGCGCCTCGGCTCGCGCGGAATGTCACGGATGAGGCCACACAATGACTCTCGGAACCATGGTCCGCCTACGGACTGGTATCGATGAAAAGAGGAGGAGTGACACCATGAAAACATTACTCTACTTGATTGCGTTGGCCTGGTTCGTGACTTTCATGGCCATGTATGCGGGAGGGCTGCTATGAGGATACGTCACAACGAGGGGTCTGGATCTCACGTCAACGAAAGCCACAATAGGATAGGAGAGGTCTCATGGATGGTGTAACGACTATCGATCAATCGTCTGCGGTCATCCGGTGGAACGTGCAGTTGTTGATGGATCTCCAAGGAGAGCTCGAACGCCAACAATGGGTAGCTGCTGCGGACACCCTCGCGTCACTCAAAGCGGATATAGACCAGCTATCGGCCCTGGTGACCGTCAAACTCGGAGCCTGATCATGCCGTACATCATTCATGCAGTGAACAGGGGCCCCGATCCTGGTGACGCGGGTTACGCGGTCAAGGCGGATGCGCTGGCGGCTCGACAGACGGGGCAGACGGTGAGCTTCCGATGCTCAGAGGACGAACGGGATGTGTGGCAACGACGCGAACGTGAGCGCTTCACGGAGGGCAGCTATGCACGCCCACCATGGTCCGCACTCTACCCTCAATGGGAACACAACGGCACCGAACGCTACGCCCATCTCAGTGTGTCGCATCCCGGCATGGTGGCGTATACGCCGGATGACACGTTTGGCCACGAAGATCGACAATTACGCGTCACGCCGGGGAAGTATCTGGCCACGTTCGGCGAAGGACTCGAACAGGCCGAGATTGATCGCTACTGTGCGGCCGTGCGCGCGTTCACCGGGGCAGTCACGATCGTTACGGATGCGGACTCCATCGAACGGGCGTTCA